GACTCTGTTACGGTTACATTGAGTTCATCGGTAAATAGAAAGACGTATTTATCTATATATACACATGATGCGGATGTTAATGAACCAGCAACACTACTCACAAATGGGTCATCCACTGAGCTTGACATAACGACCAGCGCAACAGATGTAACATTCACCTTTGTTACAAAACCGACAGTTGAAGCGGGCGGTCAGTATTGGGTATGCTTCAGCACCCAAGCTACCTCTGGACATACGCATAGATTTCAGGAAGCAAGTGGTGGTAATAGAGTGGGGGTTCTTTATCCATGCACATACGGCACATTTCCAGATTGGGCCGAGGCCGGAACTATTATAGCTAATGTGTTTTTTGGTAAGGCTTATTTCACTTATTCATACTAAGGACAAGCTCATGAGAAAACTACTTTGTATTTTATTCTTCTTGTTGATGATTCCCTCTGTTTCATGGAGTGCTAATCACTATTTTGATGCTACGGACGGGAATGACTCAACAGGGGATGGATCGAGCGGAAGCCCTTGGCAGACCTTGGCTAAGGCGAATACGGAGTGTACGAGTGGTGACGTTTGCTATTTCGCATCTGAGGAAACGTGGACAGGCTCTAGTAGTATGATTTCTTGTGCGAGTGGCGTTACTTATGACGGTTCTACTTGGGGGACAGGAACTAGAGCAACTTTACAAGCATCTACAGATAGCAGTGGTTGGTCTATGGTTGATATTTACCAGAGTAACGTAGTTTTCCAGGGTTTCAAAGTCGATGGCAACAATCATAACATCTCGCAGATCAGGGCTGGTCTATATTATACTATATCTGATATAACAATAGATAACTGTGAGGTCACAAATAATAGAACAACTGACAGTGGGTCGCAGTTTTATTATGGGATACATCTTGGGCCGAGAGACTCTCACACAGTTAGTAATGTAACTATAAAAAATTGTCATGTCCATCATACGGGTCATGAGGGAATAACTATCTATCATTACTGGCAAGACAATATACCAAACCGCAATTATAACATAACAGTTAGAGGCAACACTGTTCATGATACTGGACAGGTATCTGGTACAAATAGGGGAAATGGAATAGACTGTTTTAACAATGCTGACAATATCACATTAGAGTACAATACAATCTACAATATCATTGGGAATTTTTCAGCATTTGCAGTAGGGACGTATGGACTCCCTACCTATAGTGGATATTATGGATCTCCAGAAAATGTAGTGTTTAGATATAATATCATCTATGCAAGTCCAAATGCAATAGGAATACCAGCGGCTTATAACAACCCGATTGATTCAGTATATATTTATGGAAACATCATCATTGGAGGGATGGTGTCTTTAACATCAGGTAATTATGTAGGTGCTAATATCGGAATTTATAATAATACCATGCTCCAAGGTGGTTACTCACCTACACATCTATTTAGGACGTTGGTGACTGCATCGACTGGTACTATTGATTTTAAGAACAATATTTTAAATTCAACCTCCACAATACTTGTTGGGGAGGACTCAACAAACAGTTTTAGTCACATAAATCACAGTAATAATCTGTACTATAGATCATCAAGTGCCACCGATACTCACGTTGAATCTGGTGGTGTCAACTACCATAGAAATGGTGGAGTCAATGACTTCACAACCAGTTTGGAGACTTCAGCAAAAAAGACCAACCCAGCTTTCACAGGCGGTACTATCCCAACGGGCTTCAGCGGAACATATGGGACCGACATGATCCCAAATACTACCTATTTTGCGATTTCGTCAGGTGATGCGATTAATAACGGCTACACCCTCGGAAGTCCATATAACGGCTGCATTAACGGAGCGGGACTAGCGACAGTTATCACTAGGCCGCAGGGGGCAGGGTACGACATTGGGGCGTATGAGTATGGCTCAACACCCCCAACCGCCCAAGGCTGCATTATGAACGGGACGACGTTCAAATAGGAGGATTTATGAAAAAGCTATTCGCAACGGTGATTCTGGTACTGGCCTTCGCAACCTTCGCACAGGCCCATGATGTCACGATTCAGGTGACGAAATCCCTTGACGACCCCACGCCGAGGTCGAGCGTATTCCCTGCTTCGATGAGTCCTGTGTTCAAGTATTATGTGGTTGAGCAGAACGGTTCACTCTTGGCTCAACAATGTCTCCCGGGATGCACCAACTTGACTATTACCGGCCTTGCAGACGGTACGTTTTCGTATCGCCTTGGGGCTGTTGTCGAGGTGACACGGAGCGACGGGACGAAGGCTCTGACCTACGGGTGGAGCACACCAAAGTCCGTTACGATCAACTGCGGGGTGACTGTTACTCCCGATGCCCCTGAATTCGGGAACGCTACACAGGTGTGTAAGTGAAGGCTAGGTTCCTATGTTTGAAATGTAGCTATGAGTATGAGGACAAGCCTGGGCCTACTCAATGCCCCAAATGCGGTCATATCTGGATCAAGTGGGTTAATTACGATGAGTGGAGAGAATGGCAAGATCAACAAAATATATAGTTATCCTTCTTGCGATAGTGCTGTTCGCTTCTTCAGCGTACGGGATGGGATGGTTCGACAGGCCGTTGCCTAAACCTGACGCACCTAAGATACGGATTCTCGACGTGAATTGCTAACGGAGGCTCGACTTGATTGACACCTACACCTGATTGGGTTTCTATGTTGGCGCCATTTCTTAGTGGGGCCATCGGGACTGGGTCTGGAGCTGCGATTGTTTATTACGTTCTAAAGGCAAGGTTGGATGTTGAGGAAGTTAAACGCGCTGATTTAGATAGGCGCGTTACTAAGAACGAACAGAAACTTGACTCACAGGTTGGTCAGTCGCGCTGTGATAAAATGCACGAAGAGTGCAAAAAAGAGTTTGGCAAGCAGTTTGATGACGTCGAAAAACGAGTAGATAGCGTACAACGTGACATGGTGGGTCTCGCAGTACAGGTAGCACGGGTTGAAAAATCTAGGGAGTAGGATCATGAACAACTGGAACAAGGAACCATATGAAGTGATAGAGAAAAAGCTGGTGTTGGCTAAACTAACGATTGAGCTGGGTGAGGCCACACGCGAGAAATGGGCACGCCTAGCGACAATGAAAGACGTACTCCAGAAAGAGGAACACCTGATAAAAAGAATCGCGGAGCTTACGGTGGAACTAAAACGATGACTGTCTACGATCCCGGCAATCTACTTTGCACGTGGGAGAGGAGTCTGAAGGTTTTGCAAATATCCATGAAGAAGATTATTAAACACTTAGAAAACGACCGACCAGACAATGCAGGTGTCAGGGCCAAAGAAACCCTGAAAACCATTGAACTAATGCAAAAGGGAATAGAGGCGTATAAGACGCATCTATGTGGGACGTATCACACTAACATCGAACACAAACTTTAAGGAGGTTACATCATGGCAATGACAACTGAAAGATGGATGAAATACACAGCACTGGCTATCGCGTTTGCAGGAGTTGCAAGTCGAGTATTTATGTGGATGCAAAGTGCACAGGCAGCGGGGAGTGCAGGCGGTGAGGACATCGAACCCCAGGAAATTGTCCAACTCCAAAGCGTCATTGAGGACGCAATCAACCAAGGTCTCATGGGAGCAAAAATCCCAATAGCTGCACAGGTTACACTCACTTATTTGGGAGACTAACTATGTTAGAGGAACTCCAAATTGGATCAATAGGAATCTCGGTGTTGCTAAGTATCGTGCTTAGGATGATCTATGGTACGTGGGAGGTTTCTAGTAAAGCCAAGCCTTGGATTGCTGTGGGCATCGGCATGGGACTTAGTTTAGTAGCGTTATACATCACTCCAACCGGGACGAGTCCTCAAACGGTGGTGTTGTTTCTGGTGCAGGGTTTCATGACTGGAGCCACTGCAACGGGACTCTACGAGATGACAAGGACTAAAGCATAGTGCGAACTGAGCCTACGGACATTGAGGTTGAGAGATTTAGGAAGTGGAAGGACCAACGTGATGCAATGGCAGCTACGCCAGAAGGTGTAGTTGCTAACCCACAAGCCGGGGCTGGGGACCAAACCAACCAACTCCCCCTTGGTGACAAACCCTTCGTCTCCATACCCCCGGCTTATGAATCGCCTACTCAACCTGCACCTCAACCAGACTGGCTCCGCACCACAGGCGAAGTTATGGGTGCGATAGTTGGTGCGCCGATTAAGTTTGCGTTGGCACTACCAGGAGCAGTAGTTAGTAGCATCAACAACGCCTATAACCTTTGGGCGCATGTAGCTGCTGGTGGGAAGTTCAAAGACCCTGAAACTGGTAGAGAGTTAACCTACACCCAAGCGATGGACCCCAAGGAAGCAAGTGAGACGTTACGCACGTCTATAGGAATGGCTAACTTTGACTTAGCTACGATACCGTTTGGTGGGGGTGCTGGTGGTGCAAAGACAGGCTTAACAAGCAGTCCTAAGTTCTACTCCCCACTCGAACGTGCCCTAGAAACCGGCCAGATTGGTAAACTCTTCATCCCAGACAACCCTAAAGCTACTGGGATGCTAAGCACATTGAAGTATGCAACCGACAAAAACCTCATCAACATGGAGGAACTCAATTACACTGGCTTGCTTCAGAAACTGAAATCTCTAGGTGATCAGAGAGTCAGTAGGGATGAGATGTTGCAGTTGGTGAGGAGTAAGAGTCTAAAAGAGACTGGGGAGCCGAGTGTGCTTGGTCCGATTGATCCCAAGTTGCAGGCTGCACGTGATAGATTGGAACGAATAGCTACTAGGACAACCAACGAACTCGACGAGTTGTATAAAAAAGCACCGGATCGAGAGCGATACGAAATATGGCAACCGGATATAACGCGTTTGCAAAATAGAAGAATGGCTGTTGCAAATGCGATGGAAAAGTTAGAGAAACGTAGTGCTGGTGGTAAGTACGGCCCCGAAAACTACTCCTCCTTCAACCTCCCCGGTCACATCCCAGGAACCTATCAAGAACGTCTCTTCCACTTCACTCCTGAAGGTGGCCTACGCTACGTGGAGCCACATGACTGGCCAGGTAACGTAGCTGATAATGCGTTTATGTTCACACGTGGTCACGATAGAAAGTTGCCTAATGGTGAGTTAGCTAAGCACTTGGATGAGACGCAGAGTTCATTACACCAGAAGGCGATGGAGGAGGGGTATGCAACACCTATTGGAAAAGACGAACTACCTACTGGTTGGACGATCTCTAAGGAACCTCCTAACATTCCTGGTAGGCCAGATTTAAACAACAGGGAATACTACATACTTAGAGACGAAGAAGGTGCAAAAATAAATGGTGCATATGATAGAGATTCATTAGTGAACTATGCACAGGGTTATCTCGGACAACGTAGTAACATTCCACCCGCCCCTTTCAAAGACCTCAAATGGGCCAAACTTGGATTAAAGGAGTGGGTCGACACAGCCGTACGAGAAGGTAAGGACTCAGTAACATGGTCAACCGGCAGAATCGTAGCAGATAGATACAACAAGCTAGTCAATAGTTTCAACTGGACTAAGGACTTAAAGACTGGTAAGTACACTCTCCACTTTGAGACTCCTAATGGCAGAACGTTCGATCAGGGTTATGTGAATATGAAGCAGTTGCAAGATAACGCTGGTAAGAACGTCGCTAGGATTGTAGAGGAGCAGGAGAAAATTGCAACAGCAGCGTCTAAAAATAAACCAAAGGATTCAGAGTCATATTCACTTGAAGATCGTGCTGGAGGTGCATATTACGAAAAAGCTGATGACAGGTACAAAATATTCGACGATATGGGTGAGTTAACTGACATTGTAAGATACAGAGAAGACGCGTCAGCTTTAGTTGCAAAGATGCGTAGTGAGAACTGGCCTGGCACGGGTCGTGCTATATCCGGCGACGGCGCAACCGGGGACTTCCTGGTAGGTGGTAAGTTTTTCGAGAAGGTTTATGATGAGTACATGGTTAGAGAGGCTGAGAGGGAGTATGGGGTTAGGCCAGTTAAAATAAAAACAACTATTGCTGATCCAAATGCAGCACCAACTTATCAACAGTTGCGAGACGCTCGTGGTAATTTAGTTGATGCGTATGAAAAGGCACGTGGTGAACAAGTAGAAGTCTGGTACCTCCCCCTCTCCCCTGACCTAAAACAATCCATCACCATCAAAGGCCAACGTATCGCACAAGGCTCACTCACAACCACGCAAGCACTCAAGGCACTTGCTCAACGTGACGAGAAACCTAAACTTGATGAGTCTGCCACCCACGACTCCCACCCACAAGGTGCGAAAGCCTCATGGTATGGTAAGCAATTCCACGGGAAACCAATGGCAGGTAACCCTAAGAAACCCTTTGACATGAACAAAATGACCGCAGCACATAGAACCTTACCGCTAGGCACAAAGATCAAAGTTACGGATAAGCATACTAATAAAAGTGTAGTGGTTGAAGTCACAGACCGCGGCCCGTATAAATACCCTAACAGGGTGCTTGACTTGTCCAAGGCCGCAGCAGACAAATTAGGCATAACCAAAAAGGGTGTAGCTAACATCAAAATCGACATTATTAAAGAGGCCAAGAAAAACCCGCCTCACATAACGGTGAAAGATGCCAGCAGTAAGTGAGAAGCAACGTAAACTAATGGCAATCGCTAAACACGCGCCTAGTAAGTTGTTTAAGCGCAACCGGGGTGTGTTAAGCATGACTCATAAGCAGCTTAGTGAGTTTGCATCTAAAGTTAACAAACCCGCTAAACATGCCATAAGGAGTGGCCACAGACCCAAATGACTTCTAGCGTCTTAAATAACCTCGACTTCAAACGCTGCACGTGGGATTTTGAATATTATGCAGCTAAGTTGTTGAAAATCAAAGACCAGAATCAACAGTTGCTCCCGTTCAACTTCTGGTCCCCACAGCAGAAATTTCACAAGGTAGTAGAATCCGCACGTCAAAACAGAAAGTTACTCAGGTTCATCATCCTCAAGGCCCGGCGTGAGGGCATGTCCACTTACTGCGAAGGCACCATTTTCTGGCTCTCACACATGTCCGAGAACACAGACGCTGCTATAATCGCACATGAAAAGGAGTCAGGTGAGAAAATCTTCAACATGTGTAAGCTCTACTACGACTGCCTACCCAAAGAGTTACAACCAATGGTTCGCTACGGGTCTAAACGCGAACTAACCTTCGAAAACCCCGACCCTAAAACCCGTAACCTTAATCCCGGACTACGGTCATCCTTGACCGTTTTAACGGCTGGCAAGAAAGACGTAGCTAGAAGCGCGGGCTACCATAACCTTCACTGTAGCGAGTTGGGTTCATGGACTAAAGCAGAAGATGTCATTCCCGCTTTGATTCCCACCGTTCCTAAGACCCTAAACAGTGTCATCTTCTACGAGTCCACAGCAAAAGGAGTTGGCAACTTCTTCCACGAGGAGTGGCTCGCAGCAAAAGAAGGGAGTAGCAACTTCATACCGTTCTTCCTAGCATGGTTTGACTTGCCAGAATATGTGCGCCAGTTCAACACAGGACGTGAGCGAACTGCCTTCATGGAGAGTCTCAACGACGAAGAAAAAGAACTCAAGGCCACATATAGCCTGTCACCAGAACAACTCTACTGGCGTCGTACTACCATCGCCGACCTGCGCGCCGATGTGGAGTTGTTCCGGCAGGAATATCCTAGCAACGACGAAGAAGCCTTTATCGTATCAGGTGTACCGCTGTTTGATAGACGTAAACTCAGGACGATGTTTCTCAAATGCAGTGAACCCAAATGGCGTGGCAACATCTCCAAGCGCGGTTTGAAAGCAGACGAAAACGGTAACCTACGCATCTGGAAACTTCCCGAAGACCGAGGCATCTACGTAATGGGCATTGACGTCTCAGGTGGTGGTCAATACGACCCCCGAAGTGGTAAAACCAAAGGTGACTTTTCATGTATCGAAGTCTGGAAAAAACTCCCTATACCATTGGTAGCCGAACAAGTCGCTGAATGGCATGGTTATGTAGACCCCTTTAACCTAGCCGAGATCGTAGCCTCGGTTGGCAAACTCTACAACGAAGCCTTAGCGTCGGTTGAGGTCGAGTCGTATGGCCGCGTCACGTTGCAGGAATTGCAGAACCACTACTGGAACATCTATCGTCAGGAACGTATCGACACCTACGATGGGAGCTTTACTAACAAGCTAGGCTGGGAGACTAACTTGCGCTCCAAGAAAGCGTTAATTAGTTACGGCACACATTGTATCTCAGACATGACAATCATTGTACATAGTCAAGACCTGATTCGTGAATTGATAACCTTCACCCAGGACGAGTCCGGTGGTGGTTCTGCAATCGGCAACGGGTATGACGACAGGGTCATGAGCGCGTTGATAGGCTTATACACGATGTATCGTCACGTCAACCAAGAACCCGACGACGCGTCTATAATCCAAGCACGTAAGCCAGCTATCTCAACCACGACTAAATTCCGTGATTTAGAATTTGCACGTATTTTGGCCTATGGTAAAGACGACACCTACGACGACCATTGGCTTAACTCATAGGAGGATTTATGCAGGTAACTAAAAAGAAACTCGACGAAGTTACACTCAACAAATACACCGAGGACCTACTGCTGTGTCTGCCCGAACACGCGTCTGAACTAATGCACCAAATAGCAGACGACTACCACCTTCCAATTTGGCAGATTTTTTGTGGCATTGTACTAGAAGTCCACATGCAAGGCAACCTAAGCAATTTCTACCTTGAACCCGCATGGGCTGAGGGGTTGAAACAATATGAATATGTTTGCAAACACTGTGACAAAAAATTCACCCCTGTACACTTAGGTCAGGTGTTTTGCTCTAATAAGTGTGGTGAAGAACATACTAACCCAAAGGTGACTAAAAATGACACAACTACTAAACCTTCTGCCCCTATTGCTGTTGCCACTAATGATACTCCAGACTCTTTTGCTGCTAAGATTAGTGAACTTACTTCAAAAGCTCCTTCAGGGTGGGCAAAGGGTGATCAGTTACCCATTGACTAACACAGACGATAACATCGAATATGATACCGGCGTTGACTATCCACTTCCAGACCGAGGTAGAGCTGATGGACTAACCACTGACGAAATCGCGTGGGCCATTGAACAGGGTGCTAAATCAGAAGAAGACGTGTTTAGACTTGTCAACGAACACAAGGAGCAACAGGAATGGCAACAGTAATTAAGTTAGTTAATGAACTAATAGGTAAAGAAGACATCAGTTGGGGTGATGCATCAACAACATTCACCCGTGAGACTTACTTGGGTGGGAGTGTTAGTGTACACTATATTGACGACACCGTTATACCTGCTACTGCATTGGGTGGGTATATAGACGATCATCTACATGTGCAACATACTGATACGGGTACAACGTCAACTACTTTTACTATTAACTCAGCTGGCTATAGTCCGATTTTATCATCTAGTGGTTTAACGGCTGACAGGACATTCACGTTTCCAAATACCAGCAACCAGGCTCTCATAGGTGCGACGGATTTATTGTCAACCACCGCTGGCCTGGGTGCGGGTTTAGTGGGTGTTGTAGCAGCCGCGACGTATTATTCTAGTACAACTGTACAAGGTGTGTTGACTGAGTACGGGGTAGATATTACTACTCTACAAAGCACCGCACACAACAGTGGCATGAAAAATGGTTTTTATTTAGGTTACTCATCTACCACAGCAATCACCATCAAGGGCGGCATTTGGGCACACAACGGGACAACCAACCAGCATCTATACACCGCGACACAAATAACCTTTACATTAGGTCCAGCCGGTTCCAACGCAGCATCATCTAACCTAGGTGCATCACAGATTCATTACATCTACATAGATGACTCTGCTGTGGTGTCCGCTGCATCGAGGTTACTCACAGCTAGTGAGTTTTTAAACTCCACTACTGCACCAGCTTGGTCAGAATCTAAAGTTGGTTGGTACAACGGCAGCGACCGGTGTATTGGTGCAGTGCTAACCAATGGCTCTAGTCAAGTGTTAGATTTTGATATTTTTAGTGGCAACTACTACCGTTACGCTGCACCTATTGAAGAGTTCACAGCAGCGACAGCGGGAGTAACATATACGTCCTTAGATATAAGTAGCTGTGTGCCTATTTTTTCGACTCGATCTAGACTAAGGTTACTAACCACAACATCAGAAACCAGTTACTACTTCGACATTGAATCCTCAGCACAGGCTCCAGAGGCACACTGTGTGACTGGTTACACCACCTTCGACACGGCATTGAGTGCAGCACAGGCGTTATATTGGTATGCTACTGCGGCTGGTGTGACAACTACAATTCACGTTTGCGGATACTACACTGATAGGTTATAAAAAATGGCGAAAAAAGACGACCCGACTCCTGAACAGATCGAACAATTTGAGAAGCTCCAGATACTCTCAAAGGAAGCTGAAGTTAGGCGTGAGATAGAGTATGTTGGGATGCTTAATAAGTATTATACCGAAGCCGCGTTGTATAAGCAACAACACACTCAAGACTGGGCTAGGTATACTAAATTTCTCAAAGGTGAACAATGGCCAGTACGTAGGCCGAGTCATAAGGTTAGTAGTGTTATCAACTTCACCATTGAAAACATCGAACGAAAGACAGCTCTATTAACAGACTCCAAACCAATCCCGTCGATTGTGCCAAGGAGCGATAGTTTCCAAGACACAGCTGATATATTAAACGACCTATGTTCAGCTATCTTTGAGCAGAGTGTATTTGGACAGGGCATGTCGGATGTAGTCTATAATGGTCAAGTTTTCGGGGCCGGGTTCACATCTACAGTATACGACCGAAGCGGTGGTAACGGCAGAGGCGAGATTCTAGTACCTAGCGTTGATCCTCGTGCGGCATACTTTGATCCTTTAGTGATTAAATCCTATAATCTGTGTGAGGGAGAATACTTCATCGTTGAGGACGTCTGGGCACTCTCTAAGGCTCAGGACATCTACCCTAAAGTCGCTGACCGCATCAAAGCCGACGCGGGGTTAACACCATTTAGACAAGCCCAACAGCACAAAGGGTTCTTGTCGACATTACTTGGTACTATCTTTCAGCCCCAAGGCATCCAAGATCCCCACGTCAGTGCAGTACCACGTGTATATATACGTGAATTCTGGCTCAAAGACAGGTCTAAAACTGAACGCGGCAAACCCGAATTCAAAAACATGTCAAGAAAGTCAGTCCTAATAGGTGATGTCGTACTAGCCGACGACGGTGAGAACCCATACGATGATGGTGAGTTCCCACAAGACATGTTGAGTTGGCACGCTGATCCAGACTGTGGATGGTCATGGGGTGATGTGGAGTTGCTAACCAACCCACAAGAACAATTTAATAAGTTACTAGCCACTATCCTTGAAAATGCTATCCTGATGTCTAACGCAATATGGGTAGGTGATGCTGACGCTTTAACGAAGGAAGAATGGATCAAACTCACAAACGCACCGGGATCACACGTTAAAAAACGCCCAGGCCGGGAGTTGCGACGTGAAGCAGGTGTGGCACTTCCACAATATGTATTCGAAGTAGCAAACTTCCTCAAGGTAGCTAAAGATGAAATTACTGGTATGGTTGATGTCATGCGTGGTATTCGTACGGGTCAGGTTAGTTCTGGTGTCGGAATCGAGGCACTTCAGATGGCTGCACAGGCATTGGTGAGGTTACGTGGTCGTGCCATAGAAGCCATGCACATGAGAATAGGCCGTAAGTTGATCTCTAGGATATTCCAGTTTTATGAGCCAGAACGCATATTTGAAGTGCTACGTGCGAGACAGAGTAAATACGAGCAACAAATTAAAGAGATTGAGAGTGAGTTACTTAGACCTGTGTCAAAGCGCAAAGAACGTGCGTGGCTAGATGTAGTGTTCCAAATCGAGCCGGGGAGTAGTTTACAGTTGGTCAAACAAGAACGCAAACAACAATCCATGAACCTCCGAAAGATGCAAGTTATAGACGACAGAGCCTTGCTTGAGGACTTAGAATACCCCCATCGTGAGGACGTCCTAAAGCGAGTTGAAATGAAACGTCAGGACGAGCAAAACCAAGAAGTCACGCCGCAGCAACCTGCGAGTCATGCAGGTGCTAGTACGCAATTCCCTAACCAATCCGGCGGGAGTCCGGCTGCTAATGGATAACTTAGAACTCAGACCACTCCTTAGTAGAGAAGAAATCCTAATGATGTGGTCACCAATGATTAACTCCAAGATACCTGAGATTTATGGAATGGACAACCTATGTGAATCTGTTGGTATGGTTCTACTTGGACAGGCGAGTGCTTTAATAGGGATATTAAACGGTGAGAGAGTTGGATGTATGATTTATCAATCCAATGGTGATACTGCATTAATACGCCAACTATACGGGCCGGGGTTAGGGTTCAAGTTTCGTGACCTAATTGTGGCAAAATTCAAAGAACTCGGCTTTAAACGTATCTCTGGAACATCTAGCCACATAAATGGTGATGCGTTTCAGAGACTCTTTAACATGAAAAAAATCTACACTTACTACGAGAGAGAGGTATAACTATGTGTGCTCCTGGTGTGGGTGTTGGAGAAGGCGCCAACGTAGTAACAGCTGGAGACTTTGGCGATTTGGGTGAGGGTGAATCTGATTCTACCGACGCTGATGTGAGTGCTATTATAACTGGTGTTGCGAGTGAAATGGCTTCTGCAACAGAAAACGCAGCGGAAACTGGCTTTGGTGGAGGTGCTTCTGGTATGGACGCCGCTGAACCTCTTTTGGGTAAATCAGCCATTAAGGGTTCTGACATAGCACAAGTTGCATCTATGTTTGCTACTCCAGCTGCCGCTGCTATTATTGCAGGTATGGACTATGCAGGTGCATTTGATGGTATAGGTGGAAACGTCTCAAGTGCAGCCTTGGGTGGTCCTGGCGCTGACCCACGTCCTACATATGGTCAAAGTTACCACGGACCGGGTAGGCCGCCTGTTGGTAACGCCATGACAGGCTCACCGACCTCGGGCGTGATAGCTCCTACAATACGAACCGGAGTTGAATTCGCAGCCGAACGCGGGCGTACACCTGCTGAAATAGACGCAGCGAATCGCCTACGTATCTCACGTGAACAAGCCTATGCAGAACAACGTACAAACGCAGAGTCAGAATTACTTAAGGCACTCTCACTAAGAGACCCCAATCCAGAGGCTAATCTAAGTGAGTCTCGACCGGCCAGTGCACGTTTCGTAGGTTTACCCCCAACGATTGGTCAGGCTAGACATCGTTGGGCATAAATAACCAACACATTCAATTCATTAAATGAATCAATGAGGTGAGAAAATGGCATTTAACGAAAACGAAACTGAAAGTTTGAGTAGCCTTAGTTCAATGGAAGACCAACCTGAGACTCCCTCACAAGCACCTATGATGCCCGGTGCCGGGCCTCCTGGTGCGCAGTCTCAAGGCCCGGGTGGTCCAGGCCCGGACACACCCCAAGAGCAACAAGCCATTAAGCTACTCATGCAAGCAGGTGTGATCATGCGACGTGCAGCAGAGGTCGAACCATCTATACGCTACATCATAGACGAGACCTTGCAAAACGCTTACTTAAAAATCACCAAACACTACGGCATGGAACAGGAAGGTAAGTTAGCACTTCAGCAAGCCAAGTTACGTTCCGACCGAAACCGCGCCGTATCACTTACTGGCCCTCCGAGGCAACCACCGACCTCTGGAGTTTAACCATTAACTTTTTATAGCTCTGAGACTCCGTTTTGGAGCAACGAAGGAGACGACAAATGGCAGATGACAAGAAGGACGATCTTACTAACGCAGAACTCTTCAAAGACTTAAACATTAACCCTAACGAGTTAGCACCTGAGTTGCAACAGTTGTACAAGTCTATGCAAGCGGACTACACGCGCAAGACTCAAACTCTAGCTGAACAACGCAAGGAATTCTCTGCACGGGAACAAGAATACATGCAGAAGTTGCAAAACTATGGTGCGATGGAACAGGAAACAACTCAATGGCGAGAATGGTATAAGTCACTTGAAGACACCACTAAGACCGAAGACGAGCAAGTACAGAAAGCCAAGGAGGAGGAGCTACGTGCACAACTCTCCAAAGGCGAACCTGCTGCTAATGCTGAGATGTTGAGAAAACTTGAGGAACAAATAACCGGTCTCAAGTCTGAGTTACTCAGCGCTCAAAAGGCTATGACTGATTCATCCAAACGGGTGGATCGCATGTTTAACTATCAAGCACAACTAACCGACCTCGCATCGAAACACGCGAATCTTGATAAACAAAAGTTACTCGACCATGCACTTAAAACCGGCCAACTAGACCTTGAAAAAGCCTACACAGACCTCTATCGAGACTCTATTGTCGAGGAGGAAGTTCAACGTAGGCTCAAGGAAGAACTGGCCAAGGCCCGGACTGATGGGATTCACAGTAGCTCTAGACCAGTTATCGTGAAACGCTCCGACAAGCCTCTCTCATGGGAAGAAGCAACTGAGTCTATCATCAAAGAGCGTGCCATGCAGGGTAAGTTAGACTAACAGGAGATTAAATCATGGCTCTTACTTATTCAGAACTTGATGCTCACGTACGGGAGAAATACATTCCCATTCTTACGGATCAGTTCTATTATTCAACCCCGATTTTTACTAGGTTGATGTCAAAAAACAAAGTCACCTACGACTCCGGTTCCAAGATCGACGTGCCAGTGCTGTATGGTGACTTGAACTCAGGATGGTATTCTGGACTGGATGAGTTCGATATCTCACTTATTGAAACCACCACGTTGGCTAAGCATGCTTGGTATCTGATGTGGGTCAACGTGACCATGGATGGTGAGACTGAACTCAAGGTCGAGGGCGATGAGAAAATTCTGTCTATCGTTCAGTCCAAAATGCAGAACGCGCAGAAAACCTTCACTAAAAAGTTCTCTGAGGCGATTTTTGATACGTCTTGGAGCGACACCAAAGCGATCCCGCCGTTGATTAGTGCACTGGCTACAACGGGCACCTATGGTGAGATCAGCAAGACGTCGTATTCTTGGTGGCGCGGTCAGGTAGACAGCACAGGTGGAGCGTTCTCTATGAGTATGCTCCAGAGTGCGTACGGCAACTGCTGTGATGGTGCCGTACAGCCTGATCTGATTATCACGACCCAGGACATCTACGATAAGATTTGGAACCGGGTTCAGCCCACTCAGCGTGGCGACTTGACCACCGCTCCTGATCTTGCTCGTGTAGGTTTCACTGGGATCGCGTTTAACAAAGCCACTATCGTAGTGGACCACTACTGCCCAAGTGGGTATATTTTCATCCTTAACACGGACTATTGGAAAATGGTCGTGCATAGGAAACGCAATATGTATTGGACCGAACCTAAGGTTCCTATCAACCAGGATGCTTGGGTAAGGCAGTTGCTGTGGGCTGGGTCTTTTATTTGCACAGCACCTAGATGGAATGGTTACATCTCATCTGTCAGCTAAACCTTTTAACGCACGGGGGAGCAGTTAGTGGCGACTCCCCCACAACCTATCTCCGCGTGCAAGCCAATGCACGTCTGAGGTAGCCTAATCCGAAGGAGATTTAACTATGGCATCAAAGAACGAGTATCGTGAGTATCGCAAAGGCGACCACATTATTGTCCCACCCGCGCAGGGAATCTACGAGGCGTCTGCTACTCAGCAAGCACCTCTTGGGACGAGACTGGCATTTGCAGACGGGCGGGTGTTTAGGTATGCTTACAACGGGACAGTTGCACTGGCTCCTGGTAAGTTCGTGAAATGCGCCGAGATTAGCTCAGCTAACTGGATCAACAAGGAAGTCCTTGCGGCTGTAGACGCAGGAGCCTACACGTTGACCGTTGAAACCGCTGCTGAACCAACCGCTAGCATTTACAAAGACGGTTGGTTGCAGATTAACGACGCCGCTGGTGAGGGGATTCAGTATAAGATCAAATCCTACAAGGCGAACGCTACGACAGCAACGAGTTGCGACATCACCTTGTACGACCCGATTGCGACTGCACTCACCACGGCATCAGAAGCAACCATGGTTGGGAATCCTTACTACGCTACGGTTATCGCAACCGCTATCACTGAATGGATTCTTGGTGTACCTCCTATCACGGTTGCTGCAAGTTATTACTACTGGCTCCAAACCTGGGGGGTAGCGTGCGTCTGGTCAGAAGGTACCCCGTCTGCTGGGTTTGCTGTGGAGCTTGCAGTCGGTAACACGGTTGCAGGTACCACGGTTAGAACCACTGTTGACACCACGCCCCCGCTTGGGATTCAGCTGTTGGTTGGTGTGGCTCAAGAATACAAACCCGTTTATCTTATGATTGCACCATAAGGAAGGGGGTGCAAAATGGCTTTCACTGAAACTGCAATTTTTGCTGTACCTGTAGCCAATCAGATGTTTATTTGTTATAAACTGACTGGCGATGCCTCCGATACAGCGTGGACGGCTCCATTGGGTACGATCGACGCGTGTTGGGTGCAGGAAACCACAGCATTTGAAGGCAGGTTGGGAGTTAGCTTTGCCACGAATGTTGTGACGTTTAGTTCTGCACCTGCTGCAACGTCGTATTACTATGTCTTCGTAATCGGAACTGCTTAGGAGAAACCTTATGGAACTGGTACCTTATATACTACTCGCCATTTTAACCGTCTTAATGAGTGGGCCTCAATTTAGAGCACCCTATGAGGTCTTGAGACGCGCACTTATGCCTTTGCTTGGCGTGGCATACCTCCTCCAGTGGTGGGTAGAAGGTACCAGTATTTATTTACCTGATATGGTGATATGGATAACGTTAGGCATGGTAGGGTGGTGGATCGTGGCTACGTTAGTTTCTCCATATCACTATGTTGGGGTTAGTGAGTTAAGCGTCTGGACCGGGATGGTTATGTTCATAGTGACAGCGTTTAATGGTATTAATCTAACTGGTCTTGGTATTGTTATGATAGGCATTGTGGCTAATTGCTTGTATGCTGTCTTACAGGGAGTCTTTAAGCGAGAGCCACTACGCAACTTATCCAACGCACTACCTCAGTATCTATTTCCACTAGGGTTTATTGGTAATACTAACATGCTTGGGAACCTCATGGCGGTGAGTTTCTTTTTGTCATTGTTACTGGGTGCTGAGTCTAGGTGGTGGTATCTAGTCAGCGCATTAATAGGTTATACAGTTTGGATTACTAAATGTAAAGGTAGTTACCTAGGCATGGTGGTGGGTGGGTTGTTTGTGTTGGTAACAACTCAATCAGATGATGTGTATACGTTGCTTGTTATAATGAGCATTGGTATTGGAATGATGTTACTCTCAACAGGCTGGAGGCATTTAATTAGTGACTACAGCAAAGGTACACTTAAGGAGAGACTCAACTACTGGCGAATAGCTTGGGAACAAATTAAACTCACCCCAGGATTCGGGCTTGGGTTGGATTGCTTGAAGTGCAGAATACCTTACATACAGCGTGATCTCAACAACAAATCCAACGGCGCGTTTCTTGATCCAAGTAACTACTCTTGTCCCTACCCGCAGAAGTGTCATAATGACTACATTCAAATGGCCTGTGATGTAGGCATACCTGGTTTGGTGGCATATTTGAGTTTAATCATAATGGCACTACTATCAGATGCAGACTTACTTTTAAAAGGTGCACTAATAGCAGCATTAATATCTGGTATATTTATGCACAACTTACATACAGAACCCACTAACGTAATGATCTGGTTTGTGTTGTTTGCATGCTTACGAGGTGATGCTACGTATACACCCGAATGGTACATAATAGCTGGATTAATTATTGTAATACTATCAACCTACAAAGACCTCATTCATAAGACACTAACTGAATATTACTTCATTCGCGCGAAGAAAACCTCTAGCGTAGACTACTACCACAAAGCGATTAAACACTCGCCTACTGATGGATTTTCATTGGTCAACCTAGGTGGCATGTACCAAGTTGCTAATGACTCAATTCATGCATTGCACTACACAATGGAAGGTATTAATCGTTATGATGGTGCTATTAGACTCTGGGAATTATGGTTAAACGCAGCTAAAGCACAGTTAGTATTGGGTGGGTTACTGGCAGCCGAAGCCTACGCTAAAAAAAGCCTAGAGTTTAATCCTAGCTACAAAGAAGCGAGAGAGTTTCTAGGACAAATACAACAGATTCTACTTCGTGGGTATCAAGTAAAACGTCAAATGGAGCCTAAAAATGAACCTAAGATTAATGGCACTCAACCTCAAAGAATTCGTCCCGATGTTGTCAATGCCGGTAGTCAAGCAGCGAATTAACATCAGGTATAAACAAATTCTAGGTGCTGAGGATTGGGAGTTTCTAAAGGATAGAACGACTGTTAAGCTAGAGGGTGATTATGCTAATACGTCGACTGTAGACACTGTCACTGTGACGCATGACAGTACTGCAGTGGTTGGGTCGGGGACGACGTTTACTAACTTCGCAGTTGGGGATTTTATTAGATTTGGTAGTGAGTCCCAACCATATGAAATCACAACAATAACCGACGCAACGAATATTGTATTGCTAACTGCATATGGCGGGTCAACGGCAGCGTCAACTAACTATGGCATATTTAGGACATATTATACACCTACAGTGGCTGATGTTGGGGAGATTGTGAGTTTGGTATATCAAAGTAGGTTGGGAGAAGTTAGTGAGAATTATCTTAACGCACTCGATCCTGAGAGGACGTCTACGGGGCCGCCTACACATTATAGGATCACTAGTAAGACCAAAGGTGATGGGTTGGTGACATTTGAAGTATGGCCCGTGCCAGATCAGGATTATGTGCTAACAGTACATTATAAGAAGTACGTAGCTGATCTTAGTGCAGACACCGACGAGCCGGTGTTTAGACCTGAGTTAATTGAAGCAGGAGCATTGTGGGATTGTTATAGGTTAGTATTTACTATCACACAAAACCCTGCGTTTATTGGCCTAGCACGTGACGCCAAAACGGACTATGCTAATTTGCTTCGTGATGCAATTATAGAGGACATGGGTACGACGTCTATGCCAAGACGTGTGAGAGACGTAACCGGTGGTACCTTATGGAACGATGACTTCAGGGTTAGTCATGATGTGGAGGGTATTTAATGCCTAAACACCTAACAGAAAGTGTCAACGGTAGCATAACCGCGACGCACACGTTTACAACTGGTACCTGTGCAGTGAGTCCTGGTGGTAGCTTTAAGGCTGATGTGATAAGTGAATATACGTCTGCCACTGGAGTAACCATTGATGGTGTAATTAATAAAGACTACACAATGACTGCTACAGGTGTGACGGTTAGTAGTTACCTAAGTAGAGGTGACGGTAGCTATGAACGTATGCGATATTATGTTAGTTCATCTGAGGCTAACCATGGAGTAACTGGTTACGGTAGCACATTGAAAGGGATATGTGAAACTATCGGAACTACTAAAAAAGCCACCGTTGTAATTCCACACACAAGAGCAGATAGTACAACTACCTACGCGTTTGCCACTTCGTTGAATTTAGGTAGTTATTCTAATATAATGTTTGAGTTTGAAAACGGGGCGTATTTTTCTACGTCTGGTGGAATAACAGTTACGTTGCCGTCTCCTTCTAACATTATAGCTGGTCCAACTCAAAACATCTTCTCTGGATCGGGAACCTACGCATTTAGCACCGGTGGTACATTTAGACCTGAATGGTGGGGAGTAACTGGTGTACCCATACAGGCGTGTATTACAGCAGCTCCCACTAACTCAACCATCATCATGGATGGGGATTATACAATAGCTACTGGGTTGACGATTACGAGTAAAACACACTTAACTATTAAAGGTAATGGTAGTATTACACTGTCTGCAGCCAGCACAACTGCTGTTATATTCCAGTTAGCAGATACTTGTGATGATATAGTTATAGAAGGTCTCGAACTCGTAGGTGAGGGTAATAGTACAATAAGTGATTTTCAAGGTGGAATTAGTGCAGCATCTGGACAGACGATTAGTAATACTAGGTTTAGTAACTTGTATATACATGATGTGAATCAAGGTATAGTGTTAAATGCTAATCTTAGTGGTACATGGAAAAACGCAGTAGTTGAAAATTGTCTAATAAAAGACATTAGAGCTAATGCTACATCCACAGCCGGACAAGGTTACGGAATTGATATAGCAACTGGAACATATAAATCGTCTACAACCGTTAGCTTCACTGCGTCAGGAGGAGTTATTAGTGATGCTAATGCGTCGTATTTAGTGGATGGTTTTGCGATAGGTGATAAGATTACCATTACAGGTGCAACTGCAACTACCAACTGTGCTACGTTTAATGTTACTGGAGTTACTGGAACGTCCATGACAGTAAATGAGACGTTGTCAGATGAAAGTGTCGGGGCCACGGTCGTAATAACCTGTCCACATGAAGGTAATGTTGATCTAATAGGTAACACATTTGATGACTGTGGTAGACATAGTATCTATGTTGGTAGGTCTAAAAATGTTAGAATAATTGGTGGTGAGATAAAAAATCACCGTGCAACAGTTTATGCTGCGGGTGGAATTAGTTTACTACCTGCGTTGCAAATAGCTAGAAGTGCTAATGTCACCGTTGATGGGGTGCACTTTCAAAACTGTTATGGTATGGCTACTGGGATTATGGGTGATAGTGATAGTGTGTGTGAAAACATTAAAATAACTAACTGCAACTATGATAGGTTCATTCAACACGGTATTGCTATTGGTAACATGAACGGTAATGCAAATACAACTAATGAGATACCTAAAAACGTGTTTATTGCTAACAATCAATTTAGACCTGATCCAGTTAATGGTGGTGTTTCTATATGGTTCTTTTATGGACATGGTGTGGATATTGTCAATAATCTAATAGGAATACCAGATGACACGTATGCTGATAATATGGTTGGTATTGCTTTTGGTTATTCCGCCGCTGGTGCTACTCCACATAATTATACGGACACTGTTGTATGTAAGAATAATAGAATATACTTAGACGCTTCAAGTGGAGAGAAAGGAATAAGTATTGCTTCTTGTTTCCTAACTGGAACATGTAAGATGAACATTAGTGGCAATGATGTTCCTTACGCTGCTACGAACATTAGCATGGGAACGACATTAGCAACTAACTATAATATGACGGTTAGAGCAACTAGTTATAATTATGTATTTGGCACAACCGGCGCTGGGTGTTCTACTGCGTCAACTGGTGGTTATGTCAAGACAACTAATGATATAGTATTTACGATAGGTGGTAATAGAATAGTTCAAGGAAAAGACGCAACAGACGATTTTTGGGATTTGACGAGTGAAACTACGGGTTCTGGTGAGTACAAGAAAGCCCTGTTGTGTATAGCTTCATCAAGTGGGTTACCTGGACATTATATTGTTGGTCCTACAGCAGCGGCGTCAGTATCTGCACAGTTGCCTAAGTTACCTAACCCTGATTGGGTTCCTGTGGGGGTGGTTGTGTTTGACCAGAACCACGCCGGGGCTAGTCCACTTACAACATTCTATGATCTAGTTGGACCTTATATGCAGGAGTGATAATGCTAACTTCAGAGTTGTTAACGACAATTAAAACCTCTCTAGAAGACGACAACATCTATCGCACAGACGCGTTTTTATTGGAACGTCTAAACGAAGGATACAAACTTACTGCGTTGTTCACGTTGTTCGACGAACGCAGAGATAGTATTAACATAGACGGTACTAGAAACTTCTTTGCGGTACCGTTGGGAAGTAGTAGTGAAGTTTGTATAGCACCCTTATATATAGCAGACAGCAACTCAGGCAAGCGTATTCATCCGTGTATGTTAGATCAATTTGAGTTCTATGCAAGTGGGTGGGAAGGTACTGTAGACTCAGCCGGGGCGCAGTATTATACGTTGTTGAATCCATTTAACTATGCACATGCTGCTATCGTGACGTGTCCAATAGACGATCAGGGGGATAGTCAATATACGATTATTGGGGCGTTTGAACCTGCGACGTTGACGTCTACATCGGTACCTAGGATTCCTGATAGTCATGTTATGGTGTTGTTTAGGTATACTAGGTTTGCTGCGTTTGCTAGTGAACCTGGTAGAGCTAAGGATATGGTAGATGAGTATAAAAAGTATACTGAGGAATTAGACAAATTCACGGTTAGTGTTAAGTCACGTTTTCCGGGTGGCCGGGATCATGAACCATTCCCACCAGAGTTTATATATGACAACATTACTGAGCAACAGCGAAAGGTAGCTGCACCTAAGCAGGAGAAAGAGGAAACCACATAACAGGACTCATATGAAAGCTAACGACTTTATCTCAGATGTGTTAGACTTATTAGGTGAAGACGTCACTTATGCGCCTATTTGGACACCCGCTAGTATACTTAGTTATTTACGTAAAACTCTCAGACGATTTGCAGAAGCAACTCTTATTGTAGATGGAGATTCACTTAGGTATGTTAGTACCACAACGGGTGAGGCTAATGTACCGAGTAATTTCCTAAACGCGCATTATGTGAGTTATGACAAATCTCAGCTAGACATAGTATCATTAGGTGAGTTAGACTTCGTGACCGCGACGTGGTCATTAGGAACCACAGGCACGAGTCCGCTTGCAGCTACAGTAATGGGCACAGGTAGGGATGCAACAGTTAGAGTGGTACCTGTACCTACTGGAGCAATCGGACCGTTTGGATGGGAAGTGGTTACGAGTGTTACCTTAGCGGATTCAAGTGACGCGTTGTGGACAGTAAGTGTAAATACTAGTGGAGTATTGTCCACAACATCTGTGCTCACTGGTACTACCCAAACAATTATATTAAGTGGACCTACAACATTTTGGTCGCTGTCAGTTGACACAAGTGGAGTATTGTCTGCGACTACGTCTGCAACAACTACAGCTAATACAGTAGTATTAGCAGACTCCAGTAGTATGGGATGGTCAGTAACTGCTGATGATAGTGGTGTGATATTAACATCTGGACAGTATGGTAAGTTAACTAGAATGGAAATAAACGGCGTGAATCAAGACTTCACGTCTAATTATGGTACAGTTAGTGACGCCTATGCACAGGGAGTAGCAAGTACGCCAACGGCAGTAGTTAGGTTAGATGGTCCGTATGGGATTGTTACAATGGGTAGGGTATCAGATGGTGCGTTGCATGTGTGGTATAAGGGACTAATAGACGATACGCCTAATGTTGAGAGTGAGATTTATTTGAATGACTGCTTTATACCTATTATCCAGCATGGCGTGTTGGCACTAGCCTTCAACGCAGAAGGTTCTGGTAGAGATGTTGACAAAGCTAAGGCATTTGAGGTTATATTTATGTTGGAGTGCGATTCAGTGCGGAGGATATTCAACAGAAAATGAGCCTTTTAATTGGTGATTTTAAACAAGGTTGGCAAAACAAAGCTCGGCATGAGTTGATGCACGATGATAGCGTGTATGTAGGTAAGAATGTCAACTTCGATAATACTGGAGCGGTTAGGTGTCGTGAGAGACACGCGGTGCATACGCCGTATTTTAATAGTCAATTAACGGTAGGAGTGATTAGTAATTTATTTCAGATCAACGTTGAGGGTATAGATAAACAGTTGATTTTTCATAGTGGATCAACTGGCACGTCTAGGTGGAATTCACTTACTAATGTTACCACGTCTATATCATCTAGTTTGACAAGTGCTAGACATATTTCGTATGCTGCGGTTAAGCCTGAGATAAGTACGTATACCTATGTCTACATGACCGACGGCGTTACGATGATAGCTGACAACGGAACGTCTACTAAAACCTGGGGTATCGACGCTCCTGAGAGTGCACCGCTGGTTAGTATTGACTCGGCAACCGGGCAGTTGTCAGCTGGTGCGTATTCGTATGTGTATACGTTTTATGATGGCGCTACAGGCGCTGAGTCTGAGCCATCACCTGCGTGTGCGAGTATAACTGTGACAGACGATCAATCTGTGATGGTTGCTAACTTGACAGTATCTAATGATAGTAGGATCACAGCTAGAAGGTTGTATAGAACTATAGCCGATGGTGGGACTAGATACTTAATAGCCATTATACCTGATAATGTAGTGACATATTATGTCGACACGATACCTGATAGTAACCTCACTCAAGTTGCTGTAACAGACGCTGGGATACCACCTACGTGCGATGTGGTTATGGCGTTGAAAAATGTGTTGTTTTTAACGGGTGATACGAATTATAGAAATAGAGTTTATAATTGTATTGCAGACCAACCAGACAGCTGGCCGTCGACGTATTATGTCGAAGCGGGCCAGGCTGGTACGGTGGTACAAAACCTAGCCATAGCAGAAGGGAAGTTGTATATTGTTACCCAGCATAGTGTGGTTGGGTTGAGTGGTTACACTGAATATCCTGATACGTTTACAACTGATGAGACCAAAGCTACAGTTGGGACGTATGCAAGGTGGTCGGTAGCTAGCGTAGGTGGGGGGATTTATTACTTAGCTAGAGATGGGGTGTATATGTTTGATGGGGTTAAGAGTACGTGTGTGAGTACACCCATCGAGAAGGCGTTTTGGCAGAGTCCAACGTCGTTGTATTCGGTAGTCGATAGAGACCAAGCCCCGAGTAAGTGTAGAGCTACCTGTTATAATGGTAGGTATTATTTGATTGCACCTATGAAAGACACCACCGGGACGTCGGCTAATAACTTGCTAGAATTCAACCCTGTTGAGAAACAGTGGAGACTCATAACAACTAGACTAGACGATATTTTCGGTGATGATGCTAATGGGGTGTTGTATGGGTCAACGGATTACCAGTTTAGTACAAGTAGTGGTAATTCAACGGTGTATCAGTTGTTGAGTGGTGATGTAGGTACAACAGATGAAAGTATTTCGGTAGAGGTAGTGACTAAGAATTATGACTTCACATCTGCTCCAGAAGACCTGGTTAAGAGTCCAGAAGTAGCATATGGTGTGAAAGCTAAACGAGTGACTGAGACGTCTTGGTTAAAAGAATATAGGGTCGATGCTGATGGGAGTTGGACGTTGGAGTTTTTTGTGGATGGGGTGTCTAGGTATAGTGTGACGTTGACGAGTCTCACACATGCTGATGCGTATAACTGGAGGAGTTTTGAGTCTAAGATTAAGGGTAGGTTTGTATATGTTAAGGCGACTAATACTAATGCCGGGCCTACGAGCCACGAGTTAAGGGAGATTGAAGTGCGATGACCGAGCAAGCCGGGACAATGTATAAAATTAGAGGTGACGATCCTTATGACTGGGTGCTTGAGGCTAATAGGATATTTGAGTTGATAAGCACACGAATGGATAACTTAGAGGGTTATCGAGGTCATGGGAAGTTTTATAATTATGTTGAGCATGGGAGTGATGTGGTTATAACGGATAATACTAAGGGAGTTGTGTTGAGAGATAACGGAAACCCGGCTAGTTATTGGCGTGTGACTATTAACTCAGCAGGGACGGTGGTGTTGACTAACATAGGTAGGGTGTATCCATAGGAGGTACTAGAATGGGCTGGTTAGATACGTTTTCTGCTATCGTAGGTGGGGTAGGTTCTGCTGCGAGTTTGTATAGTAGTATTAAAGGTCAGAGCGATTATAATAATCAAGTTGAAGCATCAGAAGCACAAGGAAGTCGTATATCTGCTAACCAGGATTTGATTAGACAGATGGCCTTGAAAAATCTCTCATCTGTTGAGTCTATGAATGATCCTGAGTCATGGGGTAGGACAGCCGGGTTGTTTCGTGCAATTTTACAGGGTGCTGAGCCAGAAGCGTTGGATGTGTTTAAGAGTCAATTTGACGAGATTGAATATGCAACGCAGGCTAAGCTACGTGACATAGACGCACAGGCTGAGACAGCCAGACGTATGATAGCAGATAAGGTGCCAACGGGTGGGTTGAAAATGAGAATGTTAGCTGATGTTGCTATGAAAGCCCAAGACGAGAAAGCTGCTGCGACTGCTAAGTCACGTGAGGATAGGAAGACGTTGAACCTTACGTTGAAGAACGAGTACATGGGTAAGGCATTGGAGTTTGGTAAGACACAACCTACGAATTTGAACACGGGGTATCAGTCAGCTAGTGGGATACTACAGGGGTATCCGACTACAGCTGCTGCCTCGCCTAATCAGGTAATGCAGACGTCGTATTATCAGAACAAGGATACGGGTGAAACGTTGAGTGGGATTGGTGAGTCGTTGGCTAAGTTGAGTTCTAAGACTCCAGCTAGTACAACTGGACAGGTAACCACCACACCTGCAAAAACATCTGCTGAAACGTTTACTGAAGACTGGCCGTCAGAAGCTAGGTTTATCTATAGATAGGAGGTTCTAAATGGCTACGTTCTTAGACAATGCTGCGCCTGGAATTGGGTCGCTTGCAGGTGGGTATCTTAAAGGTGCTGCTGCAACGCAGGAGAAGTATCGACAAGAGGAGTTAGACCGTGGTAAGGATGCGTTGCAGACGTATATGAAGTTAATTGAGAGTGGTCATTGGGAGCCTGTTGATCCTGAGAAGGGTGCTAAGACACCTGGAGTGTTGAGTATTGGTGGGATTGGGTGGTTACAACCAAAGGAGATTGCTCCGTGGGATAAGGCTAAGTATGAGTTAGAACGCGAGAAGATGGGACACGAGAAGTGGAAGATGGGACAGGAGGCTGAGGAGTATGGATTAAAGCGTGGTGAGAGTGCACTCACTAGGGAGCATGAACTCAAGAAGCGCGGGTTGGAGATACAGGAACTAGAAGCTAGGTTGAAAGGTGCTAAGGACGCTGCTGCTAAGAAAGAGGAGAAGGAGAGTAAGCAGAGTTATACTAATATGACTAATGGGTTTACGATAGAGTTAACCGATGCTGAGTATCAACATATTATGACTGCGCATCCTAGTAAACTCAACAAGCAAGAACTGGAACTACGTGAAGCTAATGAGAAAGGAACGTTAGTTAAGGGTAAGCCTAGTACGATTAGTGTTAAACCACCAACCGAAATACAGATTAATAGACAAAGTATGGAAGCACAAGAGCGTCGTGAAAAACTAATGAAAGACGCTGCTGAACCAAAAGTAACCAAAGAAGGTGGTATGGAGATAGCAAGACAGCTTAATGATTTGATACTAGATAATTCTGGTAGGTTTTATATATGGGAACCAAACACACTTAGATCAGGTGGTAGTTTAGTGGGTATAGAACTACCAGTTGGTAAAAATGCAGATGGCAGTCCTTGGCGACCAACTATAGGGGAACTCAGACAAGAAGCAAAACGTAGTGGTAGAACACTTGATTCTATATTAAATGATATTATTGCACACATGAGGAAACGCTGATGGTAAGTGCACAACGCGATTGGAGTAGTATTGGTGTAACACCAGTAACGGTCCAACCACTCACTGCCACGAATGAGCTTGAACAGTTAACGACTGAACATAGACGTGCGTATGAACTTGGAACCGATCCAATGAGTGACTTAAAATTAGCCGATAAGACACGTGGTTATTTAGAGGCTAGTCCAGACAACGAAGGAAACTTCATAAGTGCAATGAATAGGTTAGAGATTAAGGAGCAACCTCAAGGGAAGTCTAATTTTGATAGTTACTTGAATAGCCTAGCAGTTAAAGAACCACTATCACCTATGGCTGAAGCTGGTGTGGGTGCGTTGAAGGTAGCATCTAGGACAGCAGGAGTAGGATTGGGTACGTTAAATGCTATGACTGGTCAGCCGTTTATGTTGGGGTATATGTCTGCTGAGACGTATGATCCACAACAGTTTTGGAAGATGCCGTATTGGCAGCAGATCGCTGTTAGAATGGGGGCCGGGTTCGTGAGTACGTTAGAGAGCATCTCAACACCTGGCAAATGGGGTGTGACGTTTGAAGACTACTACAAGATGCACATGGGTAAGACTATTGACCAGGACTTAGAAGCCGGGTTTGAGGAGATAGGAGTTAAGGATTCTAAAGTCTGGGCCAAGCGACTCGCGCCGAGTATTAAGTTGATAATGGAAGTTATAACTGATCCTTCTATGGCGTTGGTACCGGCTGCACAACTGGCTAAGTTAAAGGTACCTAAAGGGTTCGTGGGTGAGATACCTCCACATGTGATGGATCAGATTAAGTATTTGAGTGAGTTAGATGATGTACATATGAAGCGTAAGATCGCGCACACTCTTAGAAAGGCGTATGATGCTAGGTTGTGGGGTATCAAAGAAGGCGCGACGTGGCAGAATATACAACCGGGTGCAGGTAGACAGGTTAACTATCAACCTGAGATTAAAAACGTTGACAAGGGTGGCATCGTAGAAGGTGAGTCGTTGTCTAAGGTTCAGGTACCGTCATCAGAAGTTGGTAGAAGTGGTGGTGTTGTGATGCAAGGCGCGACGATGCCTGATATTAAGGGAGTACCACCTAAGCCGGTACCTGCTGGTGGGATTGTAGAAGGTGAGAGTATCGCGCCAACGCTAGGAATGGACTTGAAGGTTGGCATACCACAGGCCGAGACATTAGGCAGAACACAACCCGTAGTGACCGGTGGTGATGTTGCACCTAAGGCTACGATGGGAACCGCAATACCTAATGAGCCAGCTACAATACCTGAAGCGGCTAAACGTATAATGGAAGCTGCTAGGGTTAGGAAAGAAAGGTATGTAGCTGAGGGTCACTTGGCTAAGAGTAGTGGTGTAAGTGCCTTGGGGTTTATTAATCAGGTTAGAAAGAGGTTAGGGATGCCTTCGTATGGGGATATGAAGGTAGCACAACAGAAGCAAGATGAGTTGTATGGAACGTTCGTGAATATGTTGAATAAGTCTTTTGCTAGAGGGGTGCCGGGTACAGAGGTTGAGACGTTTGATTTGGGTGTGTTGGTACAAGCAGCTAAGGAAGTGTTTGGGCCTACTGACACGTTGAGTGCATTAAAGGTTATAGAGGCTGAGGATAGTGCGGTTGGGAGAACACTAAAAGCTGCGATGCCGGACTTGGAGAAGACCTTAGGGAGTGGACAGTTTACTGAGCCGTTGGTGCAGGAAGGAAAAACAGTAGCTACGAAGGTTAAGCCACCGGTTGTTGAGAAAAAAGCACCTCCAGTTAAGGCAGAAGTTAAAGTTGCACCTAAGGTTGAGCCTAGTCCACCTGTCACACCTACTAAGGGTACTCAAGTGATACGCCCCAAATCAGACGTAGAAGCCCCGGAACCTGGGATGAGAGTAGCTGAAGGTGAGAGTGATATATTTGATGACTTAGCAGATGTTGGGGTGTCTGTTGAGAGACCAAGCGTTGGATTAACACAAGAAGAAAAAGCCACTGCAGTGGTACCTGGGAAGACGTTTAGGTCGGTCAAGAAGGGTGATAAAGTACCTGGGTTTGGGACGATAGTAGGTATCGTGCCTGATCCTAACATTAAGAATAAGATGTGGGTGTCGTATCTAAGTGAGGACAAAGGTAAACTAAGATTTAAGTCTATGGGCATGGATGACTTGGTTAGGCTTGGACAGGCTCAGGAAGTGCCTACGGTTACGTTGGATATGTTAGGGTTCCAGAAGATGTTTGATGATTTAGTTGACAGGATCAAAATTATACGTGCCGAGTCTCAAATGAAAACCCCGTTTCAGAAGCAGATACCTAATGAGAAGTTGTTCACGACTGACTGGAACGAGACGGTTAAGAAACGCAGGACGATTACGTTCAAGGGTAAGAAGTTATACGCACCTGAGGTCAAGGGTCTAGAGCGTAACATAGCTCAAAATTTGAATGAGATACCTATGAGTACGTATAGGGAGTTATTTGAGAATCCTATACGGGTGTTTGAATACGCCGGACCAGAGGCTAAGGAACTATTTTATAGACCCATTAAGGAAGGTGAACATGCTGTAGCAGTCGAGCGCAGGACGGTTGATAAGTGGATGCAAACCCTCCGTGAGATGATTGACTACAACGCTAGGAAACGAATCGGGACGTATGCTATTGCGCAACAGAGATCATATATACGTGATCCCAAAAGTAAACAAATGGTTTGGTATAATGATGGGTTAGAACGGTTGAAAGCTATGGGTATAACAGAGGTACCTAAGCTGAGTGATAGTGAGATGCAGGTTTATAAGTTGATGCGTGAGAAGCTGGATGAGTTTTACCTAAGATTAAACGCAGCTAGGGTTGCTAGTGGTCATGCCCCGTTTCCGAAGGTTGAAAACTACTTCACCTTTATGCATGATTTTAGTAAGTTAGAGAACCTAGGTATGAACCCCATGACCCAGGGGTTGGACACACTTGAGCGGTTCATTCATCCTACTGCGACACCGTTTAAGTATGCTAAGCATAGAGGTAAGGAGTTGCTACCACTTGAGCTGGATGCCTTCACGATTATGGAGAAGTATCTACCTCAGGCAGTTAAACATATCCACATGAGTCCAAGGATTGCTAAGATTAGAGAGTTGAGTGGGATTTTCCAAGACGCCGCGACGGGTGATAAATGGCAGTTGTCCCAAACACATCCTAACTTCTATAAGTATGTGAATGATTGGTTGACATATCAAACAGGTATACAACAAGGCACGGTGTTGCTACATGGTAACGTTGCTAGAGCTATCATGGCGTTGAATAGAAACATGACGTTTGCGTTGCTTAGTTATAATTTGAGAACCATGTTGATACAGTTTAGTGCGTTGAGAAACACGATACCAGAGATAGGAGTCAAACATACCTTTCAAGGGGTGAGAGACTTAATTGAGTCAATCGGCAATAGGCGACTCTGGCGTGAACCGTTTGGTAGGTCTAACGTATTGTTAGGTAGAGCTTATGATGTGTCTATGCAACAGGCGTTCGATGCCATAAGAGGCGGGAGGATAGGTCAGACTAAGCAAGTCATTGGTAAAGCTGGTATGAAGCCTATTCAGTGGTTAGATATTGCAACCGCGTGGACTACATGGAGAGGTGCATATAGAAAAGGTATGGCTGATGGGTTGAGTAAGAGTAAAGCAGCTAACTATGCTGATGATGTAGTGGTTAAGACCCAAGCGTCCGGGGCACCGAGTGATATTGCTAAGATTCAGCGGAGTCAAGAAGGTAGGATGTTGACGTTGCTGCAGACGTTTGTAATTAATGACTGGAATTTTTTCATCCGGGACGTACTAGGGATGGGTAATCCGAGAATTAACTCCAAGGAGAGGTTTGAGAAGTTAGGGAAGTATATTGTGTCTACGACGTTGATTAATATGCTGTATGAAGACTTCATGGGTATGAATTCACCGTTCCCTACGCCACTTCGGGCTGCTGCTGAAGCGTTGGAAGAAGGAGAGTCCTTGCCTAGTGCTAGTTGGCAGATGGCTAAGGAGCTACTTGAGAATGTCCCGGTGATAGGTGGTGGGATTAGATATGGTCAAACTCCGTTCGGACCTGCGGTGAAGTTTGGTGAGGAAGCGGTTAGACAGTTATATAAGGGTGACATTTTCACGGCTAAGTCTGCTGAGTTAGCTGCTAAGGGGTTTGGGGTACCTGGGACAGCGCAGGCTACGAAAATTGGTAGGGAGTCAGCCAGGGGTGAACCACCCTGGACGTGGCTGGCTGGTAAGCGGACGATAGACGCTAAGAAACCACCCAACGCACGTCATTGGTAACTCCATATAGCTATAAGAAACGCTATGATTATGAAGTAGACTATAAAGCCTAATAGTTTCATAGAGACTCCACTTGTTGTTTGGGTGGAGTTTTTATGTACAAGTGATGGAGTAACTTACCTACTGCATCAGGTATGGATTTGATAACTGTGTCGCCTACAGGGAGTTGCTCCGAGCCTGAGACGTCTATGAGTTGGTCGATTATTTCTTTGAGAGGGATGTCGTAGCGTAGGCATAGCGATACGAAGCGTCCAACGATTTCGGCTTTTGCCATAATGGATGCGCCACTTTTACCTATGGTGGCAAAGACTTCTACGGGTTTGGAGTCTAGTTCATTAATGGTTACGTATAGCCATCCGTATCCTGTGCGAATCCTATGAGTCTTGCCCATGAGCGTTTCGGGCCGGGTTTCTAGGGTCATAAGTCCTCCTATGGTTCCAACGAAGAATCTAGTAACCTTTTATACCAAAATTATGGTAGAGCTTCTTAGTTTCATCAATGGTTAATGTGTTATTCTTTCTCCTGTTGTATGTTTGTTCTAACATCGACACCCATCGACAATTACCGGGTTCATAATTACCGTTGTTGTCTATTCTATCTAGGGTTAATCCTTTAGGACACTCTCCCATATCCTCTAAAAATTTTTCAAACTTGTTCCAACGCTCACACATAGTAATTCCTCTACCACCATAGTCCTTATAAACGTCTCTGTTTGGATTAGCGCAACGTTGTTTCATACCATGCCAACTAGAATAGGTGGGACTACCCCATAATCCATGTTTGGTCACACTTTTAGTACGTAAACAACCGCAACTCTGTGATGTTCCATAACGTAGTAAAGAACCACGTATAACTTTATGTTTACCACAATCACAGATACATTCCCACATAGATTTATTCTGTTTATTTAAACCATGAAAACTTATTACAACCAATTTGCCGAATCGTTGTCCTATTAAGTCTGGTATTTTGTTCACAACATTTCTCCTTATGGATTAATCGGGTCTTCGTTAATTTCATACATTATGTCTGAGGTCTTGCCTTGGTGAACACTATACTGTTTAATAGTTCTACACTCCAGAGCATTTCGTATAATTCTATCTAACATATCTGAATCAAATCTGTTCCAAAATTTCTTTAGAATAGCTACTCTAGTTGCACGATGTCCAGGTTGGTTAACAATATATGACACTACAGAATCTTTGTATCTTAGTGCGGGGTCATCAATAACATGCGCAAGGGCTTTACCCATACTACCTTCTATGTCTTTTAACATACCCCAAGCATAGGCTAGTATCTCTTCGTTAATAACGAGTGAGTTATCACGTGAGAGTGAGATCAACATAGCGATTTTCCAAACTAGGTCAGCTTTGCGTCCATAGTAGCCCATAAGACGTTCGTCTTTCCATTCGGACTTGCGGGAGTTGTACCAAATTAGATACTCAGCCTTGGCCTGTGGAGTTATGACGAATTCTCCACTGGCCTGAGAGATGTCTAGCAAGTCCTCTATGAGGTCTTGTTTGACTTGTTGCAACTCAGGCGTGATGAAGTCTTCTGGGAAGGCTATACTACGGTCACAGGTTTCTTCAAAAATGTATACGAATCGTCCTGTCCAACCACCTGCGATCTCATCAGTGGTGGTACCTGTTATGAGCCATTCGGGTGTAGAGCAGATCATTAGGTTGATGCAGACGTTTTTGATGTTTATGGTACCGTGCTTGAGAGTGCGATATGTAAATGAGCTTGGTGAGCCATAGAGGTCAGTTAGCATCGTGACTAGTTCTATCTTACCTAGGTCACCAAATAAGTTTTTAGCTTCTGGTGAATAGATACTCGCGGCCGCGTCTCCGATTTTAGTGGCATTGCCAAGTTCGTGGAAAAACTCCCAAGCGGTGACTTTACCTTTGAGAAATAGAATCTTTGGTAGGGTCTCAATTAACCCTGCTGCTATATCTGCGGCGGTGGTTTTTTTGACAGCAGCACTGGGACCAACGAGTGCAATGTAGAGATTAGGGTATAGGCGGTAGTAGAATTTGTCTATATAGACGTTACGTTTCACCGCCGACGATATAGCATAGAGTGAGGTCCATGAATGGAACCGTGCGGGAGACTCCTGGTAACGGGTGTATTCGAGGTAGGATTCCATAAACGACGGGGAGCATTTACGTGGCATTAGGACTTAGACCTCCAGGCGAAGATACCCCAGATTGCGAGTAACCAGTAGACGAAAAATAGTGCTGCTTGAGCGTAGATGCCTTTGTAGTAGTCAACGATACACCAACCAGCGTTAGTAACAAACCAAAAATAGAAGCACTCACGGCGATGCTTAATGTTAAGTATCACGCCAATGAGTGCTCCTAGGTTTAAACCCCAGGTTATGAGGTCGAAGGTGGTCATGCGTTGAAGTCCTCTACTTTCTCACCTCGGATTACATACACTGGAACTGGCATATCGGTGACGTCGACGTTGGTGTTGCATACTAGATAGAAGTCGTTATCTAGTGCGTAGATGGCACGATACACAACACCATCTGAACCTTTGACATAGAAATCATGTAATTGGTCGGTCATCACTTACTCCCTTCATTTAATGAATTGATTAGGTTGTTAATATCTAGTCCACGGTTATTCAACGCACGTTCTAGCTTACGTAACAACACTTCATGACTCGGATCAACGGTTGGTTTGTTTAAGTGGTTGAAGTGACTCCAAACTAAGTTGGAGTATTCTTGTATGTGGCCTGTGACTTCACTTACCAGGTTGCATAAGTGGTAGGTTTCGTCACGATTGAGTAAGGTAATTTTATCACGTGGATAGAGTTGATCTAAGACTGCTGTGATTATGTTGTGCATCCTTTGTTGTTCTTCTGGTGTGGGTGGATAAAATTGTGGCATATGACCTCCTACTTGACAAAACCAAGTGTCTTATTTAAGCGATCCAGTTCTTCTTTTGAAATTAGTGACGTACTCCTGTTTAATGTTTGCTCGTGGTATGTTGACCATTTACAATTTGATGGTTCATAGTTCCCTAACTTATCTTTCCTATCTAACGTCGTTCCTATTGGACGTGGACCCATATCTTTCGAAAAGTTTTCAAAGCTGTCTAACCACCGTCCACAGACAGTTATCCCACGACCTCCGTATTTAGGATAGTCTGGTGAGTTTTTATTCAGACATCTATTTCTCATACTTCTATACGATATATACGTGCCACTTTTTGAGTATCCCTTAACACAACCGCAGTCTGTTTTAGGTTTGAGTTTAGCTTTTAAGTGTCTTGCAGCGACTTCTGTTATATTTCCACAATCACATTGACACTTCCACCACGCACTCCTAGAAGTAACTTTGTGTGTGTTGATTTTTTCTAACACCACTAACTTACCAAATCTGCGTCCAAGTAAGTTTTCTGCATACCCACTCATGTTACTTTTCACCTCCGTACCACCTGTCCTTAGCCTTACCTATGTCCACTGGAATAACTAAATAATCATCTCCAATCCATAGTTCGCGTAGTTTGGATAGATGTGCTTCTATGTACAGTTTGAACCACTCAATTCTGTCTGGAAGTAGCTCTATTACAACTTCATCATGTACTTGTAGCAGTAAGTATATATCGTCTGGCTTCACCAACCAAAGACCGAGTATCCCTGTATTTATTGTGTCCGCAATAGTGGATTGTGGAATTTGTGAATAAGCAGAATACATATCGTCTTTTTTCAAGTCGCCTGTGAATATACGTACCCGTCCATAAGGCGTGATGAGTTTACGTTTGGTGACAACTTCATTCTCTACCCATGCATGATACCCAGCCAACTCAGGAAACACAGCAAAGTATTGTTCACGCACACGCTTGGCTTCTTCAACGGTTGAGCCTATGGTCTTGGCGAATTTGTTCACGCCCATTTTATAGTTGCTACCATGCACACAGGCTTTTATGTTGCGGTAGGTTTCGGGTGGGAGTTCGCTAATGGGTTTGCCGGTGATCCAGTTGGCGACGATAGCATGGATTTTTTTACCTTTCAACATCTCAGCTTTGAGTTTCTTTGCCCCGGATTGCCAGACAGTTACGAAGGCTTCAGCACCTACGAGGTCAGGACATAGTAACTTACGACCGGGGTCGGCTTTATAAACCACGCGCAATCGCTTGGGCTGGTTCTGGAGGTTCGTGCCCTCGCCACGGTGGTTAGTACCAGAGGTGAGTCTACCGGTTTTAGCTATGCCAAAGCTAGTGCGTAGGCGACCGTCACTTGATAAGGGTGCAGTGAGATAGGTACCCAAGTCCTTAGCCTTCATCTTACGGGTGCATATAAACATCTCCATGATACGACGATGCTTTGGAAACCTCGCGAAGAGTTCTTCTAACTTATCCTCATCGACTGTGTAGTTGCCTTTGTCTGTCCTTGGAACGGGTATGTGGAGGACGTCGTTGAGGTACTCCCCAACCTGCTTGGATGAGTTTGGATTAATAGCTTTACCTGTGAGTTCTTCGATGCACCACAATGCGTCTGGTAAAAGGTTATCTTCAATGTCTTTTGCCATTCTCCCACGCAGTTCTTGATCAACGTATATTCCTCTCCACTCCATCTCAAATAGGGCGCGTTTGAATGGCATGATGTAGCCGGTGAGAAAACCGTAGAGTCCCAATTCATGTAGGTCGCTCCTTAGTTTAAGTGCAGCACGGTGTGTGCCTATTGTATCACGACAGTTGTATTCCCACAAGGCTTGATCGTGTGGGAGTTTTTTAGATTCCCAGTCTTTGGCGTCGTCTTTATGGTAGGGCATGTCGGTGTAGACACTTATGATGAACCCTAGGTCATGACGCGCGTCGGCGTGAATTAACTGATGTGCATAGAGGGTGTCGAATAGGGGTTCACGTGGGAAGCCTAACAACGGATAGAGGTAATGGGCGTCGTAGTCTAGGAAGTTCTGACCAATCTTGACAAGGCCCGGTTTCTGATAGACACGACGCATCGCTTCAAGTATAAGTAGTTGCTCATGCTCGGCCCAGTGGTTACGTAGACCCTTCGAACGAAAAGGTATGCAGATTGCCGAGTTCTCATTCTTAGTAAACCCCACACAAGTGATGTGGGTCTTGTTAACGGTCTCTATGTCTATGGACGTTTCAGTGGACGTCTCGTATATTTCGTTTAAGTAGTCCATAATTTGAGTTAGTGTAGGCTCAATCAACATTTCAAATGGTTGGGTTTGTTTATGCAACCCAAATCCCATATCTGCAAAGGTTTCAAAGTCATGCCTAACATATGGATATAGGTGCCACTGACCACGCTGTATATACGACGGGTGAAGAGTGATCACAACTGGTATGTTCCCTGGGATTAAAGTGCAAGGAACCGTCGAGCCGCGCCATTTGGTTATACCGTCTTTGCCAGTTAGAACCTGCATGGCCGGGGCACCTAATGCAAGGATAATGTTAGGTTTGACAAGTGAGAGTTCTTCCTTTAGATATGGGACGAAGTCATCTATGGTTAGACCTAACTCACCTAGTCTGGGTACTTTGTTATCCGGAGGACGTATTTTAAGAACATTAGTAATATGAATAGCATCACGGATGAGACCACACTCACGAAGGAGTTTATCAAGTAAGAACCCAGCCTTGCCAACGAAGTAATCACCTTGTTCCTCCTCGTCTGCGCCTAGTGCTTCACCAACAATAGCTAGGCGTTTATGGGTTAGGGATTTTGGAAGGACTAGTTTTAGTTTGCTGCACTTGGATTGTAAGTCTAGTTGTGTTGTCAATTCCACGGCGGGCCTCCTCATTGGTAACGAACTCGCGAATGGCTTTACGAATCAAGTGGGTGTACTCACCATGATGTGTGGTGAGGGCCATCAAGCGGTCGTGTAGGGTGTCAGTTATCTGTGCTCGTATGAATTTCATCGTCATCTACCTCCATTTCCAGTGCGCGGTGTCTGCAATCCGGGTCGCCGCCTTTCCAACGGTGACGCCCGGTTGGGTTCCAGCCAACTGATGTAGGGTAATGTAGGTCATATAATATAGCCCCACAATAGACGCATCGACCTATGTCAAACCATTGTTCAGACATGAGGTTCCTCCATTAGATAAATAGCAGTATGATAATGGTCAGGTTCTTTTTCTATACCCAATCCGCGACGCTTCAACGCACGACAGGCTAACATCGTCTGTCCGGAACCCATAAACGGGTCAATCACTAACTCATTTTCAACCGTGAAATTCTGAATGAGTTGCTTCAGCACGTCCGTACATTTCTGTGCAGTATGATAACGTTTGCCTTCTACTAGACCACTAATAACTGCCCACATAGGACTATGAAAATCTCTTCCGAGTCCTTTTGAGAATAAGAGCGCGGGTTCGTAGTCGTTCTTGAGTTCACGATAAGGTATGGAACTTCCTGCAGAGTGTGGTTTGTACCATATATGTATAGTGGGGTAGATAGCATAACCACAAGACTGAACGAGTTCATAAATTTTTCCTGTGATAAGGTGTCTTGTTGCACAATACATGACACATAATGATCCTGACTGCAATTTTGGGTATAGAAGTCTGAGAGTCTCATGAGTTAACTCCAGTCCTATTTTGGTGTCTGTACCAAATGACTCATCAAAGAGAACGTTCCAAGGCGGGTCGGTGATGAGGCAACTTATAGAGTCGTCTGGTAGGGTAGGGATGACGAGTTTGGCGTCTGCGTTAATGAGGGTGATGTCACCGTGGTGATAGGTTTCAAATAATGGTTTGGGTTCGTTGGATGGTGTGGTTTCCTTCTGTTCACTCACCTTAACAGCAGCTAACACCGTACGTATAGCCTGTGCTTGTTTGCGTTCCATAGCGTGACGTGCTTGGGATTCGGTCTTGAAGTCACCCATCTCAGGGTTGCGGCGGATTTCTTGTGCGAGCTTGAGACGCTCACTCATTTTACCTATTGAGAATCCCATAAAGTTAGCCATGTCTTCCACTCGCCATTTGGGTCGTCCTTTAGAAACGTGGCCGTAAAATGGGGACTTCTGTACGCCGTGATACTGCTGGAATCGTTCATGGAGTGCAAGTTCAGCGAGCAACTGTTCGTTATAGGATAGATTTTTACGTCTAACGTTTTCTTCGAACTCGATAAGTTCTTTTTCATATTGGTCCAAGTCCTCCCAACGACGTGCATAGATTTCGGTGCGTCCTAGCAACTCAAACGCCTTGATACGACACCAACCTGCTATGAGGGTGTTGGTTTCGTCAAGTATAATAGGGTTGATTTGGCCTATCATACGGATGGATTCGGATAACTGGTCAATGTATTTGTCGTCCTTGTCAGTACGTTGACGAGTTGGTGGGATAGTTATGTCTGATAGGTTGATAGTGAATATGTTCATTCCAACGGGTCCTCCATGTCGATTATGTAACGTTGATGATGTCTACGTGTATCTGGACGTTTGTCTTCTATAGTGTAGCTAGGTTTAGTGTAGTCACGTTCTGTTGTACCTGGTATGGTTTGGTAGACTTCGTCCTTGTCAATCACGATGGCTGGACGAGAGTAGTCAACCTCACCTTGGATGCCTTTATAGTTTGGGTAGATCACTATTTGAAGCAGCCACGCTAATAGGATTACCTTTTTCATCACAATGCACCTCCTTAGGGGAAAGTTTTCCGTGAGATTCGTTTAATTCCGAGTGATTTGGTAGGGTTAATAACTCATTCATGACTTGTTGGGTTACTACAGTGTTTGAATGATATTTCTTAACGAAGGCTATGCCGCGTTTTCCTAATTCAGTTAGAGCAAGAGTTGACATCTTGGTGATGTTTATAATCACACCAGGGATTTGATCTGGAGTGGCGTTGATAAATGGTATGTCCTGCCAGAGTTGGCTAGGTACCAGCGGCGGGCCGTCAGCCTCACGTAGATAGACTACAACCGGCTTACCCATGAGTGCAAACTCACATGCTTGTAGACCATACCAGCCTATAACAAACTGCTCAAGCAACACATCAATTTGGGGGTATAACTTCATAGCCTCCTGATATGAGAGACGTTCAGCAAATATAAACCCGAAGTCTGCACCTGACATACGTGCTTTATGAACAGCGTCTAATACGAAACGACTACCTTTTGGCTCACGGTGGTTAACTATGTGTCCGAATGTTAGTCTTGACATCCTGTAGCTCCTTTTCTATGTGGTCTAGACGTTTGATTATGTCCATATGTGGAGGACTTACACTTGCTATCCATTCTGACTCCGCGTTCATGAAGCCGCGTTTGTAGAGTAGGAGACCTACTAAATAAAAGACAACTACAATAGTAGGTATAGCTATAACCACCATCCACACAACTTTAATAGACCGTCCAAATAAGTTAGACAACGTAAGCAACAGTAGCATAGACGTGTTCCAGATACTTATAACTATACCAACCTCATTAAATCCTTTCATTAGGATCATGCGGTTATGGACGTAGAGTCTACGTATATCAGAACGTTTCATGGTTAGTCTCTATTGGGTACGGCATAAAGGTTGAGCGTTTAGGTAGTCCCCACCAGAGATCGGGGTTGTGGTACCAAATAACATCAGCATATTTGTCCCAAAGTTTGGCACGCCGGGACTTTAATCTGTCAATGAAGTTAATATAATAACCCTTGGGTTCTTCGTCTATGTCTGGATACCCACGCGTACGTAGTATGTCACCTCTACGCGCGTCGCCGCCCTGGAACAATACACCTATGCGTTTGTGTAGTTTATGTAACAACCAAACATCTAACATTAGATAACTGAATGGATAGACTATACATGAATAAAACATACGCATTTTTAGTGAAATTTTACTACTCAATCCCCAACCTATAAACGCCGGGTTCGGGAGGATGGTACTACCAAAGGTAAAAACAATCACATCATAACTAAGTGCCTCATACAACACGAGCCAGCGTTTTAGTTCTAATATTAATAGTGACCACACACCACGACCGCCGATTACTTTGTCTGGTGGTTGAACCTTATAACTTAGATACGATTGTGAAAAAATTATACACCTAGCATCGTAACCTTGGTCACGTAGACACTTAGCTACCAACGGAGCAAAGTTACCTGCATCGTGTGGGACAAAGAGGATTTTCATAGTTTTAGTCCTGTCATACATATGTTAGGTAGGGTAGAAGTGTATAAGTTACTAAACCCTTCTTCTCTAAACCACGTTACTATTTCGTCCTCGGTGAATGTGAAGTTGTATGTCGGACTTAATGCGTCCCACCAACCATGAACTGTATGAACTGGATGATAAAATGGTGGGATGTAATTATAACGGAACACTAGAGTAATCATATAAACAAAAGGTAACCTCATTACAGCAGGTAGGGATTTAAATAGTTTTCTGAAACCTTCGTACCGTTTTTGAACGGGAGAGTCACGGTATACCATAACAAATAAATAACCTCCACTAGGTACACCCTTTGCTAGGTTTGAGAAGGCTTTTCTAGGGTTGGGTGTGTGGTGGATCACACCATAGCAGAATGTTAATGCACAACCACGTATAAAAAACGGTGCTTTGGTGATGTCATGTAGAAAGACGTGTTTGTTTATTTGACTTGTTAGCTGGAGTGCATAGATGCTGTTGTCTATTGATATAACCTTTGCACCTAGTTGTTGCATAGCATATGTGTAGCGTCCCGAACCACAGCCAACGTCTAGGCAATACTTACCATTAAACCACTCAGGCGGTAGCATTGTTAGGTCTAGGAGTTCTTTCACCCTATCTGAGTTGTGTTCTAAATAGGGTGAGTTGGATAAGTATTTCCACTGATAATCAAAGTCTGTCATTTGTCTTGATCCTCGTGGAGTTTATTGTATGCACCACCTACTTGCCATTTAGGACGGGCGAAGTTACAGAAACGACATTGAACTAACGGTGGATAGGGAGTTTGTAAGGAACGTCGAAACTCTCGTATGAGTGGGGAGTTCCAGGCGTGGAGTAGGGATTCACGATAGATGTTACCAACGACAGTTCTATAACCATAACAAGGATAAACGTCACCGTTGGGTTGTACGAATGGGCCTAACCACGACATTGAGCAGGTAGACCACTCACTAGATGGCTGGAACATGTAGTCGAAACCTATGACTTTAAGTGGTGAGAGTTTGGCAAGGTGTTTAAAGTCGTCGAAGTTAGACGGTTTCTCAGTTGATGTAAATACGTCTGCCTTTGAGTAATCAGGTCGTGTGCATGGGTCTAGCATTAGGTAGGTTAGGTCGTTAGCATAGGGTTCGAACATTTTTATTAGGTCTGGTATGCCAGACCAGTTACGTTGAGTTATTACAGCATTGATGTGAATGGGTGGTGAGTCAGTGGCGGTTAACTTGAGCACACGTTTATAACGAATAATATCGGTTAGGTGGGTCATGACTGTGTCTAAGCTAGTACCTCTTAATTCACGAAACACCACTGGATCAGCTGAGTCTATACTCACGGCCATGTCATCAACGCGTCGAAGTGCATCTAATTTAACGGGTGTGAATGGGATGGTACAATTTGTAGTGAATGATATACTGTAGTGACCTTCATCTTTTAACCATTTGATGATACGACTCGTATTAGGATTACAATAAGGTTCACACAAACCCATAATACAGACGCCTGTAACAGTAGGTGCATTACGTAACATAACTTGAATATCGTCTAGGTCTAACTCACCGCTTGGTGGTTTAAACGTTTCTCGCATACAGTAGGTGCATTTGATGTTGCATCTATCTGTCAGACATACACCTAATGATGTTGGCACGGCCCATTGACTCTGACGCTTATATAGCAGTAATGCTAGTGTGCTCCATGCAGTTTTTAAAAGCATTTAGGTCTCCTAGGTTAGAGTAATATTGTAGGTATCTGTCAACGAGTGTTGAGACGTTGTGATATTTATTGGCGTATTCAATGGATTGATGTTTCATGTTTATGAACATCTTAACTGGTAGAGTTATGATGGATTCTAGCACGTTAGAAAGTGTCTCTGGAGTTGCATAACTAAATGGACAATCTTCTGGAGAGTTCTTGGCTTGAGTAACTACCACGCACCCACACGCCGCCGCTTCGATAGCTTGCCAACCATAGGAGTCCAGTCCCAAGCGATCCACATAAATGTCTATTGATTGGTAGTAGGCTGGCATTTTGGTATGATGAATAGAATCAGATAAACCTTTCATGATGACTTGTTTACAGTCCCGTGAGAACTGCATAAGTTCATTAAGTGGAATGTATTTTAGTTTATTCTTGTCTGCGCTTATATTGTATGAGAATCCTATAACTGGATTGTATGGGTTATAAAGTCTAACACCTGGATGGAATTTAAGTGGGTCTATAGGTAGTGGCATCCACACAGAATTTGGGATAGTTAATGTCATGGCTGGCGTTGATACGAACGATGGTATGGGAGTGTGTGGGTAGAAGTCAGTAAATAATGGATTGTGGTAGTGCTGCACAACCCGGCCAGACCATTTGCGTAATACACGTTGTGGTAGGGGAATTCCATCATGACTATGTAATATATCATAACGTTTGTGTAGTGTACTAAACAATATCCAATATGAAAGGTTTTGTGAACCTAGAATTGGTATATTGGGTGGTAGCACGTAGTCAGCCTTAAACCCAAAAGGATGTCTGGCGGTGGTGAACACCTTTGATGTGATGTTAGGTCTGGTGTTCATTTCGTTGCTAAGCACCACACCCACGCCGTTGTGATGGTAGTGAAGGATTTTCATAGTTCCTCAATCAACGAATCCCAGGTTGGGGGCTGGTAGTTGAAGCGTTTCATAAACTTGGATGAATCTAACGACCTATTAATCACTGGTTCCATACATGGTTTGATGTCTATGTTTAGGTTGAATTTAGCACGGAGTTTAAGTAAGAGATCATACTTATTAATGGGATAACCAGATACGTTAAGTAGACCATGTAGTTCGTGGGAGTCTAGTATCATCTCTATAACACGCCCAAATTCGATGGTGGTTAGGCCACTGAAAACAGCGTTTATGTAGCCGTTTACACTCGTCCCGGTTTGACCTAGAAACCACTCAAGTAAACCTAACTTATTCTTAAGTTCACGTCCTATGAATGACGTGCGTAGAGTAAGACAACCATAAGATGAGTGAATTTCACCAAGTAGTTTTGTCATACCATAGATGTCAACAGGATCAGGTGTATGTTGTTCTGTGTAGCTGCTATTGTTACCACTAAACACACAGTCCGTGCTGATGTGTATAAGTCGCGCATGAATAGACTTACAGAGGTTGTTTAGTTTGTGTGGAAACAAAGCGTTTACTTCGATGTTTTTGACGTAGTCATGAAACCGTTGTTTAACGAAACCCACTGCATTGATAACAACTTTAGGGTGAAATTCAGAGAGTATTTCTGTTAAGTGGTCTGTGTTTGTGACGTCAACATATGGAAATGTGTTGATTCTACCAAACATCTCCGGCCCGTGAATGGTTGCTTTTACGTAGTGTTTATGACTTAGGGATTTAAGTAACTGATGCCCCAACATGCCATCGCCACCAAGGATTAAAATGTCCATAGTTTGACTCCTGGGTTAGAGAGTTCTACCCCCGCCTCGCCATTGGTCACACGCAGAGCAAATGCGGTCGGGATAGTTAGTAATGATACGACTATAATTTGGATGATATTGTATGGATTCCAGAGTTTGTGTGTTAGCATCTAAACCTTCTATTGGTTGCCACACATAGCAGCAACGTGAGACTTTACCATCCCACGTGATTACTAGGTCAGTGTCTAAACGCTGACACCAGTCTTGGTATAATACTGGTTCAGCATCGGTGCATCCCCATACACCGTTGAAGGAGTGTTGTTTATAACGGCGAAGGTTTAAGTGGTTAAATAACTCCTCTGGAACGTCGGTGTGTTCACCTTCGACATAGGATAGTTGTATGTCGATTGGTGAGTTTGTAGCGTGTTTGAGTTCTTGGAGCCATAGGTAGGCTGAATATGAGTCGATGTTATGTAAGCTCACGTTGATCGCTTTTAGCTTTTTTATGAGGCCGATTTGTTGGTGTAGTTCAACCATTCGGGAACCGTTGGTTGCTAACACAACATCTAATTTACGGGAAACTGCGTAATAGAGCAGCTCAATAGCCTGTGGGTGTAGGAGCGATTCACCACGCCAGAACGGTAGGATAGTGGTACCTGGGGGACATTGGTCTAGCAACTTATAGAATAGCTGCTCGTTCATGTAGCCAAAGTTCATTTTTAGGTGGTGACGTGGACAAGGATCACATGATAAGTTGCAGATGTTGGTGAGTTCGATGGTTAGTTTAGTGAACATCATGCACCCCCAACCATGCACGTGTAGCTGCGATTTGGAATTCATGTTTAGTGATCCCAAGTTCGGTGTAGTTAGTAAATGCTGGTGCAGTTGTGGGAGTGTTGAGTATCCAGTCTGGCAAGAGACGTTTATATGCTGAACGAAGGTAGGATTTGTTGGGTGGATCGAAGTATGCTAACGGTGCGGACTGGGAACCGTAGTCTGCTATGAGCTTGTGGTGTAACTCAGTGAACGGGGCTTTGAGAGTGATGCCGAAGTGGGAGTTGACTATATCATAGGTTGGACGTACATAAATCAACTGCCCGGCCCAGCCTTCGAGGTAACCACGATCGGGATAACCAAATATCTCATCTGACCCCTCACCTATGTAGGCTGTTTTAACCTCATCATAGAAGGCACGTCTAGCCAGAAAAAACGGCCAGATGTTGTATCGAGGTCTGTCGAATAGACGCATTACATATGGGAGAGAGTCTAGTATATCAGACTTGAATATAAATACCTCAGTGTGTGTTGTGCCAAAATAGTTAGCCACGCGTTGAGCTTTGGCAGACTCGTCATTAGATACACCAAAAACTGCCGTATACGTGCGAACGTTTTTGCATTTTTTAGTCACGTGATAAAGCACCACGGACGAGTCTATACCACCACTTAGGTAGACTGCAACATTGTCAAGTGGGGGATTGGTTAGGTCATTCATCATAGTAGGTATCATGTCGGGTTCCTCCTAGTAGGTTAGGTGTGAGGTTAATAATAAGGCTATTGCTAGTATGATTAATAATAGTGTTGGTAGAGTAACTGTATAGGTTGTTGATCTAGTTCGTTTCTCACGCTTAGAGAGATGTATTGTGGATAGTATGATAGCTATGTCTCTGTCGCGGAGTAGTTTTGATTTGTTCATTAGTTCATCCTTTCGGCACGATGGGCATGGAAAGAAGTAAGTTTTCTACCTCTTCCCTTTGTGTCTCATGGCTAAAATAGTCCTTCGTACATAGCGCATGGGCCAGTTTGTGAGCCCATTCCTCCCTTGTCGGCGTGGGGGTTCACTCCTTGGGAATGATTGGCATGGACTTGAACCAGTCCCTTAACCTTTCTGCCCCATTATCATATCCTGTTCCCATTACGGTGCAATCCTGCAAATACACCCACGGAAATCTGTTTATCCACGCTTCCCACTCCGCCCTTGTCGGCGCGGGGGAGGGCATTGCTGCTCGTACAGCTTCAAACTGTTCGTGGTTGACCTTTACTTCCTTCTCCCCCTCACCGAGCTTCTTGTAATACGGCTCTGCCCTCATCTCACGGGGAGGTAAGTCATCGCCCTTCTCCCCCGAGCCGTGGAGTAGGATGTCAATTCTCACATCATCAGCACAAGTCCATTGAGCATTGAACATTTGGATTGCCCACCGCCTCAGCACAGACTCGGTGATTACTTCTGGGTTTTTGTATGTTCCATCATTCTCCTCTATTTCTGCTATATAAAACCTTCGCTCACTCATGCTCCCCCTCCTTCTTGTCTATCTTTTCGCACTTCCAACCTTTCTTTTCACAATAAGACTTGATACCGCCAATAGTCCACATCTTCATATAATTAATAATCGGGGCACATTCTCTGGTTTCCGTGTCCATTCCTGCTACAAAATGCGGGGCAGTTATACGCAGCAGCATCAGTTGTCCTTTGCCGCGAGTGCGGCCCTGTCTCTTGTTCGTCTCCACGCCATTCCTATCCCGTTGAACATCTTTATAGGACAATGCTTACAGAACCAATGCGTCCTAAACGGCGGCTCCATAGCCCATGTGCGCCTAACGTGATACCGCCAGGATGGACAGAGCTTGTATAGTTTCAGGGCTAGTATCATCCCTCCCCCTCCTTTGCCTTGAACTGCTCTCGTATCCTAATCCTGTCATCCACAGTAGGATTCGCAAGTTTTCTGTATTGGTTTGCAGCCTCTTTTGGAACCACTTTGCGACCACCACACAGACCGCAGCAGATAACTGCCTTACCGAAGCAGTAAGGACATTGGACCAACATCACTTCCCCTCCTTCCGCTTCTTCGGCAGCTTTACCTTGGCAGTCATGCCTATAGGTTCTCCCAGCCATTCTTGTAGGAGAGTGACCAGCCTTCTGACCGTTCCTCTTTCCAAGAGGATTGAGTTCTCACTGTAGCCATTAATGCTCCTTGAGAACACCGTTGAAATTTTGAGCACGTCATTTGGAAACTCATCCAAAAGAATATGGTGAGCATAGTCTCCGTGTTCGCCTGTATAAATACACTTTCCTAGTTTCATGCTTCCTCCTTTGCCGCGAGTGCGGCTTTGCATATCGCTTCTTGTGCGGTGTCTCCCTCTGCTTCGTGCCCTGGGCCAGCGTCACAAAAGAACGCTTCCCATTTTCCATTTTTATTGTGCTGCCTCAAATGCAGACAACCATCAAACTTCTCCACCACCATCCACGCGTGCTCAATCCGGTGCATGGGGTCGAAGTCCTTCACGGCTATTTGTGGCTTGAAATATTTATAGCCAATGGAATCGACTTCGTGTGAGGCCCACATTCGTTTTTCACCAGGCGGCAAGTCTATGTCCAACACTTCCCACCCCATAACCTTCTCTGCCACTTCCCTGTTCACATCGTTCATGGCTGGACCTCCTACACCCAATTCAAGTCCTTGAGAGTATGCAGTATAATCCCCTTTAGCTGTTCGTCTATCTTGTACTTATTAAACGCATAATCTAAGGACTGTTCAAATGTCTGAGTTGGACTTCTTCTCGCTGCGGCTCTCCAATCAGCCACCATTTCGAGAATGTCAATGAGGTTCATTTCGTTGATACCTTCTTGATGAAAAGCCGTGTGGTGCCTGTTAAGCTGGTAATGATGGTCAATCGCTGGCTTGATAGCATCCACACATTCTTGATACTCAGGACTTCCGTAGTTCGCTTTCTTGAACTTCGGGCGGGTTGAAACGAAAGCGTCAAATTCTAGTTCTTGCAGCTTCGTTCTGTCATGTGCAAGACCACGCTGCCGTAGTTCTCCGATAAAGATTTCCAAATTCTCTTGAACCTCTCCAATATGTAAAAGCGTATCTGTCAAAACTTCAAATTCTATGTTCATCCCTTCCCCCTTTCGCCCGCCTGGGGCGTGGTCACTCACCCCACCGTCCACGAATTAAGTATATAAGTTCTTCACGGCCAAAACCGCCACGTTCCGCTAATCTCTCCAGCGTTTGGCCTCTTCCGCCTTCCTTGACATACAATTTATACGCTTCCTCCGCTAACCACCACGGAATAGTACACGGTAAATAACGCTCGACGGGCCTCCGAACTTCCCCGTCAGGCTGTCTAAAAACTCCACCTTGAATTGGGAATGGTCTATTGTCATCCATCTTTCCCCCTCCTTTAAGTGGCGGTTTCGGGCAGAACGGGTCTTACTCTGCCTATAGGCGCAATGACGTCTAGATTCAACCCTTTGTTTCTACCCTACCACCGCTACGCTAGTAATAAGCTCCCCCACTTGCAACCTCACATGACTGGTTCCTCTCGTCATGTAAATTCCCAAGTGTAAGACCGGTAGTTGCATGAACATCAAGCGTTCCAGTGTGTATATCTAACCTAAGTTAAATCCCATTAGGTGCGGAACCCTCCAACCCCGGTTAGGGAGCTAACGACTAATAACCTACAGTTCGATCCCCAGCAACTCGGCAATCTGAGCCAACTTGCCCTTATCCAAGGAGCGAAGTTTCTCAGTGAGAGCCTTCGGGAGACCACCACCAGTCAGCTCTCTGCGTTTGGCGTCCATGAAACGAATCTTGCGCTGCATGGCGTACAGCTTAAACACTGAGTCCGCTGTGTCAACACTGATACCCTCGTCCAACGTCTCAGGGTATGCGTAGTCAAACGTTCCCAACGATTCGCCTTTGGACTTGATTTCTACTTGTTCGGTCTTCATATTAGAACCTCCTAGAGAGTTAGCACAACTAATGTCATGCTTGGAAAAAGGTTAATAGATGTGGGAATGGTTAGTAGACAAACTTCTCAACTTCGTTACGGACCTTACCATCAGGATCGTCGACGTATTTACCAGTCCCGTCGTCTTTCTGAGCTTTACTAACTTTGAGCACGACGCTACCGGCACGTCCGATGTAGTCCTCAGTGTTGAGGTCTTTGCCAGTCCAGGGCAAGCCTACTGCCTTTGCGATAGACACAAGCATCCCGCAACCCTTAACGCTGAGTTCGCCGTTGTCCATCCACGGCAGGACAGTGTTGTAGAACACACTCACAGGGCGCTGTGACACGGGGTCGGTGACTTCAATTCGCCAGTTCAACATCGGCCGTCCGGTTTTGGATTTTTTCTCGTCGATGCCGCGAACGACAAATGAATATGTCCCACCGGGCACGACGATCCATTCGTCAAGAGATTTCACGTCTTCGTAATCTACTCCAAGGTTAATCGTTGGCATACTAAGCTCCTCCATTTGGTTAACGGTTAATAATAAGGGTAATTGTCATTTTGTTGTTGTGACACCTCCTTTCACTTGCAACTTTTCCAACGTGCCTTTGAGACTGTTGTAATGAGTTGCGATTGGTGTGGGTAAGTCTAACCGCGACTTAGCAGTAATAAGTCCCGTCGCTTTTGTGTCCAGTTTATACACATGCTTGTCACCAGTTTGCTCGACTTTAGCATGATAAACCTCGTCGAAGTATCCACCTATTTGTTGGGCAAACTTACCAGTGACAAGTGGCAAGCACCACACACGTCCAGATAACTCGTCTTTCTCGTATTGCTCATGTGCGACGCATATAAAGTTGACACCCTTAATGCTACGTCCAAGGTTAATAATACGTTTGAGTTCCTCAATTTGTTTGCCCCAGTCTGGCAAGGATGGTTGAGTCTCAGGGGACTTGCGGTTTTGAGTTAACACCCATGTCATTGTCATAGCTGAGACTGTGGTCATGGAGTCTATGACGAGAGTTTTGGGTTGGCAGTTACCAAACTTACCCGTAGCAGCGACAGACTCAACGACTGCCTTTACTATAGCCCAACCAATGGGTTCTTTGATGTGAGGGTCGGTGGATTTGTCAATAATGGGTATGTGTTTGATACGTGCTTTAAGCTCAGGTGAGATTCTAGGTGTAGACTTGATTGTTACGATACCCTGATCAGAGTCTAGTCCCAACACCTCACCTGCCTCAGCCCAGGTTGCCCAGAATTCAGTCTTACCTGTCCCAGACGGGCCGTAGATTAGTGCATTATAACTATCAGGAATGTAATCATTCACTGACGTTGGGTCTGGAATGTTGAGTTGCATTGGCTTACTCCTTAGGACTAGTGTGAGTTGATGCATGTTTATTCTTCATGTAGTGGTTAAATGCCCAAATAACTGAATTTTTGAAGTTAACAAACGTCTGCTCGTCATGAATTGGGACATAAAATATCGTTTGTGGGTTGGCGTGTATGTAATCAGTCTCGTTGTTAATGATTATACTGTCATAATAAGTTCCCAAATCCATGTGACAGGTTAGGTTCTCTTTGTCGTCTAGAAAATATATAACATTATAGGTTCTCATAGTTGAATTGCTCCTCTCTTCTCGGAACCCATACCTATTAGTAGGGTTTCAACTATAAAGGTTAATTCAAACGGTTTGCTGCAGTCGTTAAATTTGCCACCAGTGATGCGTGACAACGCCTCTAGAAACCCGGCATTGAAGCCACGTCGACCATATTCGCTCACACCAATCGTATCAATAGGTATGGTTTTGTGGGCCTCAGCTGCGAGTAGGATTTCGTCTTCACTGGTATCAGTTGGCTCACCATCAGTGATAAGAATTATATGACGCGGATCGCAACGCCAGGTTTCACGTAACACGTTCATCATGCCCGTACCGCCCATCACCTGTAACAAGGCAAAGTCAGATTCTTGTAGCTCGTACACTTGATCGCTAAACGCAAACACCTTAATACCAGGACGGTAGACCTTCTTCAAGGCGTCTCTAAGTGAGGTCAGTTTGTTCCCACTCATCGAACCGCTAATATCGCATAGTATGTATACGTTCTTAATTTGAGTGGTAACACTATTTGCACGCTTCAAATCCTGCAACGTCAGCTTTTTACCCTTGATACGCTGAGTTGCTACCTGTGCATTTTTATTAGTGGTTAGGTCCATTTATTTTTTTCCTTTCTTGTCCTCTTTGGAGTCAGGTTTAGACGTATCAACCATTGGTACCTTACGAGCGTCCAGTTCGGCTTTGATTTTGTTGAACTCAAACTGGATGTTTTTGAGACGTTCCTGTAAATAAAGGTATTCGTTTTGCAGTGCCTGTGCTTGCCAAGTGAGTTCTTCAGTTGACTTAGGCTTAGGTTGAGGTTTGGTGTCCTGTGCGTATGCACCAGACGTAAGTAACCCGAACATGATTGCTGTTAAGATGAGTTTTTTCATTTTGACCTCCTAGTCACCGTTAGTAAATTCCCCCATTAATTCTTTGTATGCTGCATTAACCTGTTTCATCTTCTCTACATCACCACCTAAATCAGGATGATACTTCTTAGCAAGTACCCTATACACCGCCTGTATCACCTCAATAGGTGCGCCTTGTGTTAGATACAACTTCCCCCATGCGTCCGTGGCCATTGACTGCTGTGGAAATCCCAACAAGATAACCTCATCATAATACTGGTCAAGTATATGTGTGAGTTTATCAAGTTGATCTTTTACAACGAACCACGCCTTATCGTTTGCGTCCCAAATGCGTTTCTTTTGTGGGATGCTAGTCTTAAGGGTCTCCGTAAACCCCGCATCATATGGTGCCTCAACAATAATAAACACATCATTATCTGCTAGACGTAGACTTGCTATTCGTTTGCCTGTTGATCGTGGACTCCCGTACCCTTGATAACCTGTCCTCCTTGACGAGCGACCTGAGTATGGTTGGACCATCTGCTGTTCCTCCATTTTTAGTGGGGTAGCGCAACTTGACTGAGGTTTTAGAGACTTTTATTGTTTTAATTACTACCCCATCGTCAAGGATTTGCAACCACCATGATCGTTTGTTGGGTTTCGTTACACGCACATCGAACTCGTGTTTGTTCGATGCTACGAACTTAATTGGATATGGGAACCTAAGCATAGTACGTACTCCTTTCAGTTCGCATGTTTAAGGATTATCCAAACGATCACAATAGCCAGGTTAATAGCTAGAATCGTTGCCATGTTTAATCACCTCCTTTTTGGGTTAGTCCATAGGTGCATGAAAGTCCTCATCACGCTTCAACCACTTACAATGGTCACACGCTGGTGCAGGATAACCACCTGGGAGTTGCATAGTTGCACCTTGGGCTTTGTATAATAGGTAAATGTGATAAAAACACCCACCCGGGTCGGGGTGAGTACATAGGTTAATGTCTTTGAGGGTTTTCATAGTGTCTCCTTAGTCTACTGTAAAGGGGTCCCAAAACTCCACCCGATAGAGGTTAGCAATCAAACTATCTTCTTCTTCGTGACGTGCCAACGTACACAACGGCAAGAATTGACAATCCCTAAAAAACGGTTTGCAGTTCCAATACTGCGGAAAGAACTTACTCTCACGCCACCTACGAATCATGTTGATGTGTTCGGTTATACTACGCTTCCATTGTTCCATTTGCCAAGGAGTGTAGTCAAACGGCTCACGTCTGAGCAACGTAGTTAAGTCCTTAGACTTCGCTACACCTAACATGTCCAACTCACCGCTTACGTGTTTGCCAGTTAACTTCTCGCATAGAAACTTATACCCTGCAAACTGGGGATTAGGATTGACGGTGTATTTGTCCATGTATTTACTTGTCTTGTGGTCGATAAACACAATCTTACCATTACGATCAATTACTTTGTCAATCCTACCTGCTATGAATACATTGTCGCTTAGTTCCTCTGCTACTGGAACCTCGTTCTGGATTAACGTATAATTCTCGTTAGCATATTTAGTGAAGTATGCATCCAACAACGAACAGCCAAACCTAACCGTATACGTGGCGTCTAGTTCCTTGCCGGTTTTGGCACTTAACGTAGGCTTTTCTTCAAAGGGTTTGAATTCGTTTGCAAACATTAAAATGGCATCGTCGTCCTTGCGATTCACATACCAGTGTTGCAATGCTTTGTGGACGCATCGGCCAAACTCTAGTGAGTAACTAGGCTCAGGTGTGACAGCTATGGTCAAGCCCAGTTCGTGTCGATAGTAGTATGCACGGGGACATGAGATAGCACGACTAATTGATGAGAAGTCATAGACGTCTATACCATTTGCACGTAGCTCTTGTATCGTCGAAGGGTCGGTTACGAGCATTTTTAATGCACCTCCAGTTTAATGTCCAATAACTCTGCAACGTCATTCTTGTGGTCCATAGTAAGGCCGAGTGCTTCTGTTAGAAATTCAACTAAAGCCCTATCGTATTCAGGGTTCTTATTGTTTTCGGATTTTAATTGAGTGGCTATTTGTAGCAATGTTTTCATTCCTACTGACATGTTAGTCCTCCTTGTTATCAAGGAAGTGATCGTCAACAATAATGGTTCTGCTCAGTTCCTTAGCTATGTGTCCCTGAGCAATAGAAACTTCCACGTCTGGCTGGAGCCAAGATTTTTTTAGTGTTAGGTCTATCCACTCGTCTGGGCCTTCAAAGTACAGAATTCTTATGACGCGTTTCATGGTTAGTCCTCCTCACTTTCCAACAGCATATCCGTTACTGGAATCCAGAAATCGGGGCCTTGGAAGTGTATACCCGTGAACATTGTGTTACCATCGCTGTCGTCTACCCACTCCTCAATCAAATGCACAAAATGTTTCTTACAGAGGTCTTTCAACTCAGACAGAAAACGTTCACCGTTGTCGTTCATTTGTCTCCTCCCTTTAATAACTGCATAATAAACCCTTTTAACTGATCTTTTTGTTCCTTAGACATGTTTTTGACGTCAAACTTAGGCTTCTTGTTAGTGGCTGACCCACCTCCTTTCTTTTTGAACGCTAGGTAGTCAACCTGACTACGCTCTTTAGTGAGTGCGTCATTAAGTGACTGTGGTGTAGGCTCGTATAACTTGAGTAAGTCTAGTGGTGTCTTACCCGTTGGGATGAGTGACTTCACTGGATAAGTTCTCGTAGCGTTGGGAAGGTCATCTAACCAATACACCGTAGCTATGTCGTTATTGATGGCACTCACAACACAACAATAACCTCTAGGGTCACTTAACGTAATAGCTAACTCCCCTACGTACGGCGTACGCTTAACTGGCGAATAGAGCGTACCGTCGTAGGGGAGTAGCTTGGAATAGGAGTCAATTAATTTCGTAGACATAATGAATTCACTTTCTGAATGAATTAAGTTTAAAGGTTATTCCCACTGACCTTTCTCTACCTCTACACCTAATTTCTGGTCAATCAACGTAGCAGCCTTAAAGGTTAGTTCTCTCAACTTAAACATATCATCAGGTGTCCAAGTAACTGGCTCAAGAAACCCGTGGCCCATTTTCAGTCCCGTTTCACGTATCTCTGTCAACACATCTGACAACTCAGACCCATCCTGTGGAATCTGCAAATCATACAAATGATCCGACGCACCATTGGCCCAAGACACAATCTGAGACGAGAGTGCCTTAGCTTTGTCGCCTTTATAAATTGGGACTATGTTATCCAACCACCACTGAGCGTCCTTTGATACTTCCTTACCTTGAATTGCCCAGTTGTACTCTACAACCTTATGCCACATGTCATTGTCGAAGTGGTTTGCGAATAGCACCAAACAATACGCACATCCTTTACCGAACTCACTTTTGTTTTCGTCTTCCATGTTGGTCTCCTTTTATGTCAAAATTAATAAAAACCGGGCGGAGTCCTTAACCCAATCATTGCTCACGTTGGTCACGCTTGCTATGGGTGGAGGAGACTGCCGCCCGGTAGTGCGGGCGACTTAGCACTGACCTAACCCTCGTGCGTCATGGCCACCCACACATGTCCCGTGGCCACAGGGACGTTTGTTAGTGTAAGTCAGCATTTTGTGCCTTACGTGCTTCGTTTGCATGTTTTGTTATAGCTTCTCGTAATGCGACTCTGGAGTCTTTGTTTCTCAGGTTGAAGTCATTAATAATACTTTCTAAGCCAGCCACTAAAATACTCGTAACAACTATCGGACCTATTTCTTGGTCTGTTTCCATTAACGACGAAAGTGTTTCTGCAAACCCAACTGGAAATTGCATTGGGACATAAACGAATTCTTGTTCGAAGGTTGTGTTCATGCTACGACTAAACGCATTATGCAATACTAACGTTGCACTAGCAATAGCAACACTCATGGGGTCATTTAAGTCGGGTTTCATTCTTGTTCGTCCTCCTTCTCTGCGAAGAACATAAAACACTCATCAGGTTCGGTTTCTAGTGCCAACTCAGGCAGAAACTCATCATCAAATGAGAGTCTGCGGTAGTTGTGCATATTAACCTCCATGAAACGATCCACTGGGGGTTGCATAATTTAGTTTCCTCTCTTTTCATAGTCTGGGCGTTAACACACCTCTCATAATAACACACCCGCCTTGCATACACACAGTTAGAGATTCTCTCAACACAGTATACACGAACTTGGGCCATTTTTTAGACATGAGACTCGTGCTGACGTCTATGTCGTAGTTAAAGGTTGGCTGTCCTAACGAATCAAACATCCTCACTTCTACGACGCGGTTTACGTTCATACTACTTTCCTCTCTTGTTACTCTCAAACAACGTTCTCGACAATGGGTTGTTACCTGACCATGCTCTAACAATGGCGTTGAGTTCTTGGGTTAGTTCCAATACACGTTGCTGTTCGATAGGTGTAAGAACCTCTTGAACCTCTGTGATACGTAACCTAGCTTTCATACCTGCCAACAGAAACTTCGTGAAGTTACGCTTACGTGCCCATTCCTTAGCAACTGAATACTCAGTGTTGTGACGTTTTTTAGTGATCATTTCATCGTCTCCAAGATTTTCATTAACTGTTCCTCAAACCCCGGTGAGTCAGCTAACTTACTTGCCAACGCCTGTTGAATAGCCTTAACTGACTCAGCTTTTTTGTCTTGTGGGGATTTGGGTTTGTTAGTGGTGCATATCTCGGTAGGTTCTAACTCAAGCACAATCCTATGAAACTGTGCTTCTAACGTATCCAACCTCTCTCTATACTGATCCGCTTGTTTCAGTAAGTTGCTACGCTCAGCCCTCAACTTATCAATCTGCTTCAATAAGTCATTAGCTTGAAAGTACCTAGGGTCTTCGGTCTTTGACCTAATAGCTACCTTCACGCCTGTAGTTACCTTATTGTCGTCGTTTAGCAGTCCCATACTCACCTCACCGCCATATGAACTGGTTGTTATCGAGTTGCCAACCTGTTCGTATCACCCTACTTGGGTCTATGTTGAAGGTTTGTATGACGTTTAAGTGTGTGCCTTTAGTGATGGAGTAGATAATCCCACCTAGAACTTCCACACATATCAAACGAACCTTACCACACATGGCGCGTTTGCTCCTAACTGGAGACTTAGGCCGGGGTCGCTCGTTTTTGTAGACGATGGCCCTGTGTGGTGGTGAGGGCCGTATGAGTGAAATATGTTGGCCTAGAATGGTTGTCATGACTTTTTGTCCTCTCTTATTTTGTTGCCCACTTTAATGCGTCTGAAGCCGATGGTTCCTTGGGGGTGCCCGCGTTAAGTCAAATGGGTCACACTTTCGAAACAGCGTACTAAGTTCCATACAACCAGGTATTATTTCAGTGATCTTCCTACGTCCCCAACCAGTTACCTGGAGTATTTTGACGTCCTGCTCACGAAGTTGGAAGTTATTGTGTATAAACTTACGAGCATCCACAATGGTGCTGAAACAAAACACTCCAGCACTCTTCGGCGCTTGGTTAATAATAGCACCACGTTTGTATTTTGGGAAATAGTTTGGATACTTGTCGAGAAACTCTCGAATGGTTGGAGTGATACCACGAACACCAAAAATAGCACCCGTAACATTCGTGCCATACCCCTGAGGGCCAACAACTTTAAAGGCTTTGATACCTTTGTCTGTTTTGGTGGGCTTTTTCATAGTTAGTCTCCTCTCTTTTGTTACTCGCCTTGACGAGTGTGATATGTTTGCAATCCGCGCCCCAAAGTTTGCAACGATAAGTCCAATGATCACATGTACATCTGTACCTACCGTTGCCAGCCTGCCAGACGGCATAACGTGTGTCCTTGGGTTCATTCCACACGCTATACGTCCCGTCTGGCATTGGGGTGACAACGTATTCATCTAGTGGGGTGGGTATGTACATGATTAGCCTTCGTCCTCAAGCTCACCCATGTCCAGGTCTGCGAGGTCTGGAATGTAGTCTTCAACGTCTTGCACGTTATCCCTGATATACTCAATAACAGGTTTCATTTGTGAGACTCTATTGGACAGTAAATCATCCAACTGCTTTAGTGTAAGTTCAACTACTACCTTGTTTGTAGTCATGTTAGTCTCCTCTCTTTTTATACTTCCTAAACGTCACAAACCCATCGTCGATCCCACTGACCCTACGATGGGTTTGCAACTTAATCCGGTTAGGATACTTGGCTAGATTGTTATGATAGTTAGATTTACCATACACCACCTCACGTGACCTGAGATACGCTTCAAGTGAGTGTCCTATAGTTTGGCTGGAGGGTTTCACGTTAGCCTACCCCTTGAGTGCTGCTTATGTACACTTTTTCCACAACCTCAACATCCAGTCTGGAGCTGTGGCGTTACCAACCTTGTGGTTCATAATGTGGTAGTTGTACTTTCTGAGTAACTTCCGTGCGGCTTTTGGGGTCATTTGGAGTCTCCTCTCTTTTAGTTTGCGATCTTCTGTGCTTTGTACAGTTCTAACACATACTCTTTGCCGGGTTTGGCATTTATCGTGGCCAATGTATATCTACTTCTGTCTATTCTGTCATAATCTGGATCATCTATGGCTACTACAAACCCTAGAGGCTCGGTCTTATATATGCAACCGTCCTTGAATTCTACAACTTCCCAAACCTCTTCATATTTGTAGCATTTGTGGGCTGGAACCGTGATTTTCATGGTCTCCTCTCTTTTATGGGTTAATCCTAGTCTAATCCTCACTTATTGCCTACTTCAATTATCTGGACAATTATAGCATATTGGAGCGAGATTGTCAAGAAAAATCGAAAATATCTTGATTGCTTAATGATTCCAATAGCTTATGGCATGGCTACAATATAGCTATATTATAGCTTTCTCAAATTCTCTAATCATTTCAGCTATTTAGCTCTCACCAACTAGGCTTACTCCTACGTTTGGACTACATGTGTGAGTCTAGTCTCGTTGCTACCCACACGGCCCTCCCTCGCTACGCTCGCTCGGTGGACTAATCTCGACGATCCGGGACGGGAAAGGTGCTATTCAGTCATTCCTTAACTGTCCTCCATACCGTACCATCCTCATCTACTGACATATCCGGTTCAAGATTTGAAACTTCTATGTCTTTAATTGGTTTCTTTTTCATACTAATCATCTCCATGTACTCCTCCTCTGTCATACGTCTCTTAACAATCTCCTTACCAACCGTACGTTGCATGTTCTCTAACTCTACCTCTAGCCGTATCTGGCTATCTTCTAACCTATGACACACCTCCCTATACTTCTCCATACCCTTAGCAGACAGTGGCACCGCACCCTTTCTACCAAATCCTCTACGTTTCAACACATACATATATTGTGTATATATATTCAACATTGGTGATCTAGTCTTATCAAAACTCTTCTTAGGCCACACTGCATAACAATTTGGACACACCAATATGCAATTAAACTCATTGAACTCCCCACCTGCTACCGATGGTGTCTTTCTAACCACCTCTCCATGTGTATCACACTCATCACCACATACCTGACACACCCCATTATCCCTAAGTGTCACCAACGCCTTCACTGCCCACCTAGGCTTAATACTATCTTGTCCCTTAGCCATCCACAACACTCTAGCAACGGCATTATCACACGCATACATACCATACTCTCCACCTATCATTGGTAAGGTGTCTTGCTTCTTTTGTCTTTGACGTGCTCTGCTTAATTGCACCTGTTGGTTCTTATGTCTACCATACCCCTGACCGGGCAGGGTGTCTGTAGTAGCGTGTGTAGTAGTGTCCACTGACTCACTATATTCTACCTGCGTTAACACTACTCCCTCGTTCTGTTTCATACACACTGGATCAACGTCCTCTAACATAGCTTTATTAAACTCATCCTCTAGTTCTTTATCAGTCTTGTTCATAACCACACCTCCTATTCATTCGTTTGAGATGCCTACATGATAGCATATTATTTGAGGGATGTCAAGCAAATTCGCTAAGCTATTGATATTATTAGGCTTTTAGGTACTCATAAAATGTTCTAATGTAGCGATTTCCTCTAAGCTATTGATATTATTAGCCTTTTAGGATATTTCTCGGTTATTGATATACCAAGAGGTAGAGGGTGTAGTAAAAAAAAAAAAATATATATGTATAAAGACTACCAGTCTACCCCCCTACCCCTACTGGTATATCAAACCATTCAGCAAACCATTAAATATGCAATAAAATCAATCACTTATGAGATAATAGAAAATTGGAAACATTTGGTAGGCATTAAATAGCTAATAAAATCAATAGCTTAGCCAATAAATAGGGTGAATATGAACATTAATCGTGCGATGGATATGGTAACATAATAGGTTCAATAAATGAACTGGATAGGTATAATAATATGATAGGACTATGGAATAATAGCACTAAAAAACCCTACCCACCTTGCGATGGGTAGGGTTTTAGGCGCTACTTACCAGCGTCATCAAGCAACGCCTGTGCAATTTCGTCCATAGGATCATCGTCTGTGTCGTCCTCTGGTTCGGGTTCAGGTTCAGTGGTAGGCTCGACCTGCAAGTCAGCGAGAATCTTGGTCAGACCCTTCTTGAGGTCAATGCCGAGTTTAGTCGAGAGTTCGACCACCTTGATAGCATCACCAGCGACCATAGCTGCAAGCAGTTGTTTAATCATAGCAGACCGGGATTCCTTGGTGGCGTTTCTCTGAGTGTCCAAGAAGTTGGTGAATCTCTCTGACTTCCAGACCTTAGTCACTTCATCCCGGCCATCGACCTTGATACCATCATTCAGCGTGGCAGGTTCAGCGTATTCACCAGACCATACCACCATTCTCTTGCCAGTGGCTTTGTCCTTGGTCGTAGCTTCGACCAGATAGACGTTCATGGTCGCGCTAGTGGCATCTTGATAAGTGCGGATAGGTTTGCGATCAGACTTTTTAGCCATAGTATGCTCCTCTCATTTGGGATAGAATAGGGGTCGGGTGATGACTGATTCTATCAGATTTCAGTCAATCGACTCCCTTTATCCGTGGCTTGGAGCCGGGAACCGCGCCTGACATTCCCTTTGAGGTCGATCTTTTGCCTATCAAAGAACAAATCCCTTATTTCTTGAGGCCAGTATATCAGATGGAATCTAGAATGTCAACAAAAAAATGCAGGAATCTTTATCCTAGAAGACGCTCCAAATCTAGTCAATCTAGCCTATTTCTATGTCACTTGACGTTTTCTCTCTCATCGCTCGACCCGATGAACCGATTTTCGCCAAACGTCGGCCAAATCGGGGACAAGGACTCCACATGAAAATTTTTTTCCACAAAAATTTTTGGGTAGTTGACAGTAACTACAATGACAGTGATGACGAGAGTCAGGAGGGACTAGAAGTAGGTGAGTACAAATAAGTACACAATCTCGACCCGCTTATAAAAAGGTCTTGACAGGGTTATAGAAAGCTGCTATAATGTCTCAATCATGGGAGAGTATAACAACCCACACACAGGAGCCGGGAAATGGGAAAGAAAACTAAGAAAAAGAGTAAGAAGCAGAAACCCAGTAAAGCTAGTAAGTAGTTAGTCATCAAGCTGGGCCTGGAGGAGTTTAGTTAAGTCGTCTAGGAGGACAGAGTTAATAATCGCCAGGCCCGGCCCTAGAAACCTAGCAACCAATTAAAAGGAGTTACTTAACATGAGACTTTCACCCTTTCATATCCAACTCGCCAAGGAGTTCGCAGAGGGCAAGAAAAACTCAGAAATCCTACAAAACTTTCAAATCAGTGCGTCGAGACTGTCAGTCATAAAAGCTAACCCACTCTTTAAGCAAGAAATCGAGCGTCAACGTAAGATAATAGAAGATCGTTATGGGAAAGCCGTTAAAATAATGGAAGACGCGGCCGAGAAGGTAGCAAAGGCTCTCGTGGACATTGTCGAAGACAAAGCCGTGAGTGCAGACGTACGCACTAAGACGGGTGAAAACATCCTCAACCGTATAGCCCAACACTCAGCCACACCTACTTCTGGTACAGGCAATGCTATAGTGTTTGAACAATTACTACGAGTCACCAAACGCTCATCTGGTGAGACTGATACCAACGACGATGCAGACCTAGGCTACGACCCAGAAGCAGCTTACAAAGAACTAATGGCAGACTTAGCACCCACTAACGACGAACCCGACGTAATCAACGTCACCCCGGACCCGGTGTTGTTTACTAAACATATTCCCAGTGACACGCCCATTCCCACCATCGGTGGCAACGGCGGGGATAAGCACGAGTTATCCCCCACCTTAAAAGCTATGTTACAAGCAACCAAGACGCACTAAGGAGACACCTATGTCACGTGACATCGTAATCAACCGACTATGGAACTCATCAACAATAACCACTGGCACAACGTCCTACTCTGACATCATAGACATAGGCACGTTTGGCAAAAGTGGTACGTTCTCGCTTCAATACTACATCAGCACCGCTGGAGTAAGTGTGTCGTTGGGATACTTACTCTCGAACGACGCCATAAACTTTGTCCAATCCACCGAAGGCAACTCAATAGCAACCGGCCTTACCAACATCTCAGGTAATGCCGCAGATGGTCGTGATGTTATTACGTTCACTCCCACCATGGCCCGGTTTATGAAAATCGCTGCGTGGGAAACAGCTGGTGCCACCAACGCCACGCTGACTGCACACTTCGCCATTCAATAAGAGGTATTAGCATGGTTACAACTAAAGGTGGTTTCTGGTTTACATTGATTGTATCATTACTACTGATACCCTCATTAGCATTTGGTTGGTCAGTACGACCACGTGACCTAGCCAATGGTCAAAACCTCATGGCTGGATCGGACATCAAAGTCAGTAGTGACGGCTTATACTTTGAATCGTCTAGTGGTGCAGGAGACGCAACCACGATTCATGGTCTAACCGTAGAAGAACCCGACGCGGCTGATGATGGTAAGTACATGCAATACACCCACTCATCCACGTCATGGACTTTGGGTACGCCAGCAGGTGGTGGTGATATGATCATCGCAGTGTGGGACGGTGACACCAACGGCTACATAGACCTAGATGCTGGTGGTACTAACAGCTACATGGCTGATCCTAACGCAGACCGCATGATGGGTTGGGATGATAGTGCGAGTGGAGTTACGTGGTTCACCCTAAGCACGGGCCTGACCATTAGTGGTACAATCCTCACCCTCGACGCAGACCTTCAAGCTATCTCAGGTGTAACCAGCGCGGCAAACGCAATACCATACTTCACAGGTTCTGGTACGGCCAGTGTAATTAGCTCCTCAGCTAATATGGTCTCGTTGCTTGGTTCTGCTGACTACGCAACTGCACGTACGAACCTAGGTTTAGCAATAGGCACCAACGTCCAAGCCTACGACGCCGAACTAGCTGCCGTTGCAGGGTTAACCTTTGCGGATGCTTCAGTAATCCAACTCACCGGCGCGGCTGCAGCTGCGGTGTTAACATCTGGTGGAACTAATTATTTCCTTACATCAACCAACGACAACTCCGCGCTTGAATTCAAAACTCCCGCAGCTGCGTTAACAGCTATAGGCGCACAAACCCTAGATGCCGACCTTACAGCTATTGCTGCGCTCACGGTAACAAGAGGTGACCTAATCATTGGAAGTTCCTCTCCAGCTTGGACGGAGCTTGCTATTGGTGCAGCGAATACAGTGTTGATAACTGACGGTACCGATCCTTCATGGGGTACTGTAACCTCAGCCATGATCACTAACGACACCATCACCGCTACCGACCTCGCAGCTACACTTACATTCGCAGCTACCGACTCTGTCGACATCTCAGGTGTAACCATCACAACCGGTCAAGACTACGGCTTAGCCATCCCACGCTGGGCTGATGTTGTACCTGCTACCGACACCGCTTGGATAGCGTGGGACTACACAAACAACATCCTCAAAATCTATGACGGCGGTTGGGTTTCTATTTCACCAAGTGGTGCACCAACAGACGCTAAATACTGGGTCAGCACAGCAGACGCTACGTTGAGTGCTGAGGTAAACTTAGGCTTGCTGACGAGTGGTTTAGTCTACTCAAGTGTTGCAGCTTCTACGTCTACGCCCTCTATCGTATCCGAGGGTTTAGCTATTGACCTCACGTCTAGTAGCATCGCGTTTGATCCTACTGAGTTAACTGGTGCACGAACCTGGGCCGCTGGTGGAGACGCTACAATCGCATGGACGTTTGACGTATCAACAGGCACTGATCCAGTTGTGACGTTTGGCAACAACTACGTAAATGTTTCTACTGGTGCATTACAAGTCGCTGGTAACGCAGCATACTATGCTTCTGGTACAGATGTTGCCGTGGCAGACGGTGGTACGAACAAAAGTTCATGGACTCAATATGCGATACCATATTTGAGCACTACTACAGCCTTTAGTGAAATCGCCGTAGGCACAGCGGGACAATACTTGATTGTAAACTCAGGTGCAACAGGCTACCAATGGACCGCGGCACTCACGATGGACACCATCACAGACGGTTCAAGCTACCAAAAAGTCGCAGCTGCTGATGTAGACGCGTCTAGCCACGTTAACAGATTCTACGACTCAGATGGCGTAGGATACATAACAGTAACCGGACTTAGCACAGCAAGAGCAATCACCCTTGAGGATGCGGCACAAGAACTTGCAGCGCGTAACTTGGCTAATACGTTCACATTAGCTAACACATTCAATGGTAACGTAACCATAGGCAACGCCAATACAGACACCCTCACGGTTCAGTCTCTCATCGCAGGTTCTGGTAGAGCAGTAACGATTGACAGCGCGTCACCCAGCCCTACATACGCAACCGGGGTTACAGAATTCTACGTAGGTGGTGACATCGAAACCGCAGCAAACATCTACGCAGCATCATTCGTAGGTGGCACAGGCACAGACGGTCAACGTGGCATCACACTCACTAGCAACACCGCACTCACTCCCACAGCGGACCAAATCTACTTCATAGCAGACGTACTCTACTTCTCTCAAGCTGGTACACAGAAAACTCCTATGCGTCTAGAGGATGCACAAACAGTTAGTGGACTCAAAACCTTTGAGGCTGGTATCTACTTAGGTGACACAGACACTACTACAGTATTTAGACTCTACGATGGTAGTACAAACTACGTCGCCATTGCGGTGCCAGCAATCTCTGCCAATTATACCCTAACCCTTCCCACTACTGACGGTACCGCTAATCAAGCTCTCATCACAGACGGTGATGGTGGACTCTCGTGGAGCACCATGACAGCTACCGCAGCAGGTGACACCGCAGGTATGGTACAATACAACGCCACTGGTACTGAGGGTGCACTAGCAGGTGATGCGTGTTTTATATTCACAGTCGCGTCTAATAAACTCACCCTGGGCGCAAGTGGTGATGCAACAACTGGTAGCTTAGAACTCTACTACGGAGGCACAACCTACGCTGCTACCATTGTACCCAGTGCTTCTATGTCTGGTGACGTCACAATCACGTTACCTTCAAGCACAGCTACGCTACTTGGCACTGGTGCTAACACCTACACAGGCACTCAAACGCTAGACGATGGTGTGACTGACTCTCCTTCGTTAGTGTTTACAGACGCTACTGATGAGACAGCGACACTTGCTAAAGTAGACGGTTCCTTCCTAACTATCACAACCCTTGCCGCTGATGGGGTTAATATCCTTGTGGGTAACCTCAAAGTAGGCAACGGTACCCCCGGTGTTACACTTGATGGTGAGGACGTCTACATCGAGGGCACCCTAGAGGTTGACGGCGTTGCAAGGTTCGACTCAGGTGTAACTAGTGCGCTCGTGCCTGCTGTAACCGACGGTGGCGCACTTGGCTCTGGTACGTTGATGTGGTCAGACTTATACTTAGCAAGCGGAGGCGTGATTAACTTCAACAACGGGGCTTCTACACTTACCCATTCAGCCAACACTCTCACGCTTGGTGGCTCAGGTGCTACTGCTCTGGCACTTGGATCGAACAATCTCACAATGACAGGTAGCTTAGCAGCAACCGGAAGCAGGATTACGAAGGGCTGGTTCACGGATATTGAATCCACTAACGTACCCACTGTTGGTGGTGTTGCAATGAACATAAACATCATAACCACCGTGCCCGGTTCTGGAGTGACAGCATTTCTCACAACACCTAGCTCTGCTAACCTAGCAACTGCTGTAACCGGTGAAACGGGCTCTGGAGCGTTAGTGTTCGCTGAGTCTCCTGCACTAACTACACCTAACCTAGGCACACCTTCTGCTGTAGTATTAACAAACGCTACGGGACTTCCTGTAGCAACAGGTATAAGCGGAACCGCCTCAGGTGTGACGGACTTCTTAGTAACTCCATCCAGTGCCAACTTTGCAACAGCAGTTACAGGTGAGACTGGCTCCGGTGCGCTGATGTTTGGAACGTCACCATCAGTAACCACTTCTATCCTTGCCGTATCCAACGCAGATATTGGTTCTTCAAGTGCAGAGTTTGGTGACGTGTACTTAAAGGATGGTGCAGTTATCAAAGGTCAAAACGATCAGAGCGCCACACTGACTTCTTCAGCCTCCCTTTGGACCGCTAACAACTTCGCGGTAACTGGTAATTTGGCGGTTACAGGTCAAGCCTCTGGTGGTGCCAAGGCTTACTCGGTTGAAAGTGGAGTTACCAATTCGACCCAGCTTAACGATGTGACGGGGGTTTCTACCCTGCTGGCTGCTGAAGTCTCAGGTACGATCATTAACATTGACGCTTCCGGTGTGACACGATTTACCCTCCCCACTCCGGCCTCTGGATATAACACCATATTCGCAATAGGGGTCAGCGGTGTGACCGTTCAGGTGGAAAGCGGAACAACCATGTATGTGGATGGAACCGCTACGGCAACTGGTGGTGTCGGGGCGCAGATTGTAAGCGTTACCCCAGGAGAGAACATCACCTGCTATACGGCTAATGTCCCAGGTGCAGGAGAAATTGAATGGATGTGCAGAAAGACAGAAGACTAACAATGAAGAAACTTTTACTGATATTTATTCTTGTGTTGGTTCCTTTATGTAGCTGGGCGCAACAGTGCAGCGATGACCAACTGGCCCGCCTCTCCCCTGCGATAGTGGGCGGGAGTGTGCCGGTGGCTGCGGGTGGTACAGAAACAATAGGGTTTGAAACGGCAGGGGGTACAGAAACACAGACCGGCGACAGTTATATGCTATGCCAGAAATTAGCAGAAACGCCTACTTATGCTGGATCGGTAGACTCTGTTACGGTTACATTGAGTTCATCGGTAAATAGAAAGACGTATTTATCTATATATACACATGATGCGGATGTTAATGAACCAGCAACACTACTCACAAATGGGTCATCCACTGAGCTTGACA